CTATAGCTGATACATATACTGTTAAATTTACGGGGATATTATCCAATGGAAATACCGTAGTAGTAGAACAAAAGTTATATGTCAGCTCAGTTAGCAAAGAGTATCAGCCTACTATTATTTTAAAAAATGATGAGACCATAACTTTTGCTCCAGATGTAACTCCTCTATTTCTTGATCCAGAATCTGTTTTAGCTTATTTTCCCGATGCATCAATGCTGGAGATAGGTGAAATAATATATAACTACTCAACAGAGGTAAAGGCCATCTACAATCTACTAGACACAGAAGATGGTTCAGGATTGTCTTTTACCGTTCTTGAATACATAAAAGCTGCTACAGCCTGTGAACTTTCAAGAACTTACGGATTAGGCGGTGACGATGAAATGTCTTTAACGCTTGGGGATTTAAGCATTACCAATAAGTCGATACCAAGAAATAAAGTCACTAGAGACAACGCTACAACATGGTGCCAAATTGCTGCAGCACTAAGAAAAGAGATGTTGGCAGCAAAGGTTGGCCCAAGAGGGTTCCAGCCAAAGAATTTACCAGGCCTATCTATGTATGATAGTAAATTAACTGATAAAATTGTATATCCATCTGGAAGAGAATTATACGATCCAAATGGAACAACAAATATAAATGATGACCCGATGCCTAAGAGAGGCTTCCGAAGTTATGATTGATGCAAAAAAATCCTTTAATCGTATACTTAGGCAATGGGGGCACGACGTTTATGTCCAAAGAATACTGCCAAATGGTAATCATTGCGATCACTTTGAAAGAGTAACAACACGCCAGGTAGGGCAGTCCGGCACGACTAATGCTAATTCCTCTACTGAAACTCAAGAAGGACTTTTAACAAACTACGACGCGGTATATTATTTCGAAGAAAATATCTTCCCTAAAGAAGGGGATAGAATATATGAAAATTATTCTTTCAAATCAAGTAAAAATTATACAATGTTTAGCATAGCTGCAGTTACTGCAGTCAGAGGCAGGTTTGGTAAGATAAACTATTGGACTGTCGGAGCCACAAGAGAGAAGTAAAAATGTTAGTTTTATCCAAGGGGCAGACAGCTCAATTTAGATTTATATTTACAGATTTTGATGGAACGATTTATGATCCGGCTAGTTCAGCCACGCCCGTAGACGTAAGCATATATGTGCTAAGAGGTGAGAGTGGAGCGGGCGCAGTAATTGATGGTCCTTACTTATATCTTTCCCAAGATCCAGAAGCTACGGGCAATAGAATAGAGAAAGTCACCAATGGAGAGTATATTTTCCATTATACTGTTCCTGACAATCTTTACGAGTATAATTACACCGTTTTAGCTAGAACAAACAGCGCAGTTAAAAATATCAATGTAGCTTCAGTATTTCAAGTAAAAGCATCCACTAGCACATTGTCGCCTGCCACAATCGTAGCTCCAAAATCAAGCGTAATCAGCTATAGACCTACATACCAACAGCTGAACACAAGCAATACAAGCACACTGCTATTAATAGGGCACGCAGATGGCATTGATCTAAACTTTCCAGTAAGAATTGACTCTATACAGCAAGCAGTTAATCTACTCCAGGCAGATTTTAATAGTCCGCTTTTACGAGGCGTGTTAGACGCTTACTCATGTGGGGCAAGAGACATAATGATCTGTGCATCAGCACCAATGACAGAATATGTCGATAGTTATGAGGGGAGATTTATATCTACTACGGTATTTAATCGAGATCAAGCAACTCCCAGTTCTCAGACTTTTTATGAAAAATATTACGAAAGACTTCAACAAACATATGCAGATATCATAGATTTAGATTTTGTAGATATAATTGTTCCACTTGAAACTTCCATTATAAATACCGGCACAGTAGATTTTGTAACGCAACTCGCAACGTATTGTTCGAATTTCCACAACAATACTGGAAATGTTCAGGTAGGGATCATTGGTTCTAGAACTAATGGCATCACTTCCTCAGACATAGATATAATAGAACAAAATCCTATATTTACTGATAAATTTACTATCTATAATAATCAAACTGGACAAATATCTTCGGATAAAGGTCGATACGTAGTTCCAATATATGGAGAAATGGTTTTTCAGCATCCTCAAATAAAGTTAAGCTACGTCTCAAACGCAGCAGCAGCAGTGGCGGGAATGATATCTGCCGCTCCAGTTAGTAGGGCTTTGGTTAGGGCTAGAATACCAGGAGCCATGTCTTTATTCGGGAATGATCTTACTCAGGCTGAGTATTTAAGATTAGAAAATTTGGGCATTAATACATTATATCGTGGAAAGAAAACAAGAAGGGCAGTACCCTTTGAAGTCTATTTGACCAATGAGTATACGATGGCCGGTGAAGGCTCAGCCTTTACCAAGCTAGCACAAATGAGACTAGTGTCTCTTGTCGTAAGTGAAATAAAGGCAGTCTCCCATTTTGATATTATGGCTTTTGATCAAATAGTTTCTGAAACTAAGGAATTTTTAGATTCACTTAAAACAAGCTTAGCAATAAATGATTACTCTTTTAATGTTCAAATATCGGAAACACAAAGAGGTGTATTCATCTTTGAAATAGCATTACTTTCAGCCCTTGGATTAAAGAGGGTAGACTTTTCACTAGCAGCTGGTCCAGGAGCATAATATGAGTTATTTAAATAGAGATTTTCCTCACTTTTCTGAAAATGCAAGATACGGTTTACCGGCTCTACAGGCTCCTGGCTATCGCAGATTAGATAGTGATGGAATTGAAGAAGTATATACTGGAAATCTAACTTACCTAGAGTTTGTTAGTTTAGTTAAAAAATTATGGGAAGAAAGCCATCCAACAATACCAATACTGCCATTAAGTATAAATAGAGAATCATCCGTCACGTATAGTGACTCTGGAGGTATTGCAAACTCCACAAGAGATCTTTCATCAGCCCCGTCTTCTACGAGCGTTGGACTAGATGACTTTCCAGCAATAATTGGTTATCATTTAGAGCTAAGAAAATCGCACACTACAGAGCCAAAGCCAAGAATGCGCCAAAATGTACTTACTAATTCAGTAACAATTTATGGTCAGAAATTTCAAAACGTCGTAGGTTTTACAGTGATGAGTAAGGTCGGAACTTTCCAGGGGGCAAATAGTACAACAACCAGAGATGATCTTGACGCAGCAGTCCTATGCGATCAGGTCATGGAAGCTTTTGAAGATTTTATGTTGGAATATTCTAAAATTTTTAAAGCGGCAGGTGCATCTGAACTAGTGTATTCTAGAAGATTATCAGACTCAGAGATAAATAGAGATGGTAAGGATATACATAAAAGAACTGTTACATACATGTTAACTACTGAAAAAACGTTTGCAATAGCTAATAATAGAATTGAAAAAATTGTCGTTGACGCAAGAACATGGATGGCCTATGAAAAAGATCTGCTTAAAAATGAACTAGCGACACCAAACTATACTGGAACAGAAGGCAATGTCATAGACCTTTTCCAAGGCGCAACACCCAATAGCTAATATGGTATATATTAATCTCTGCCAAAATTAAGTTTGTAGTTGTTTTTATAAGTTGTGTGTTACTATAAAGAGAGATTCAAATAGAGTTTTGAAATTTGGAGGATAAAGAACAAAATGGGTATACCTGGAGTAAAAACTTTAATCAGAGATCGCTTCTATAGCGTCTCACGTCAGGACGCACCAGCTGGTCCTCGAATTGTCGCAATCGCAAAGCGCAGCAACGCAAACCTGACTGGTGGAGTGGCTGACCTTGATGTCGTACGAGTTTCAAACGAAGCTGATGTCATCACTGCCTTTGGTGATGGCTCAGATGCACACAGAGCATTCCTTGAATTGCTCATTGCCGGAGCCGGAAGAATGTATATTGTCCCGTTGCCGAGCAATACCGTATTTGTCCCAAGCACCGGTGCTGTCACCAGTAGCGGAGTAGACATTTTCGACGATGCATTTATCGCAGCAGAGTCTTGCGTTCCGGACATTATTGTCCCTTGGGGTCGTGGTGGTCGTCCTAGCGAATGGGCAGCAACGCCGGATTCGCCCAGTGACTCTACTTTTGGATTCTACGCAAATAATTCAGCCACAGTAGCAAGTAACTGGGCATATAAAGTTTCGGCAAAAGTTAAAGATATTTCGGAAAACATTAATCCCTGCATAGCAGTTATGGGCGTTAAGCCATTTACTGGCGCTTCAGAGACTATGACTCCAGGAAATGTCAATTCGCATTTGGCTCTTTCTGGTCTTCCAGTTAGAAATGATAGCGCAGACTTGAAAGAGACCGGCCCGTATATAGTGGTCGTTGCTACTGAAATTAAGCCAGTTAACTACTCCTCTGGAGAAGTTGATTTCGGTTATGCAAACGGAGCAGCACACCTTGCTGCTACTATTAGCATATTGCCTTCATACAGCTCAGTTGTGAATAAGGCAGCTTATAACGTGGAGGCCATAAGATACTCCCCCACTAGAACACAGCAGACTGCCTTGTCAGACAAGGGCGTAAACAGTGTTGTTATTAACTTCAATAAGATTCCAGTATTCGGAGATGGATTGACCTTCGGTTGGTCAACATCAGATTATACTCGTCTTTCAACCAAGAGAATCATCAATGATGCTACATCGGTTGTTAGACAAGCCTGCCAGAGATTCGTTGGTGAGCCATCAAACATTCAAACAAGAAATGCGATGGAAACAGCAATTACTTCTGGCTTGAGAGGTATGCAAATTGTAGGAGCCTTGCTCGGTAGCGACTTTACTGTCTCTTATATCCCGAACGAAAACAAGGCGATTGTAGACCTTATTTTAACACCTGCCTTCGAACTCAAAGAGATCGAAGTCAGAGTGGCCATTAGTCTATAAATTTACCGACTAGGAGGGTAACTTAAATGGCAGCAGAAGAATATACATCAGTTAATAAGTATCTCAATACTTACACCACGTTCTCAGGAGCAGACATTGTAGCCACATTTGGTGGCGTAGAAATTGGCGCCTTATCAGGCATCACTTTCTCTGTTACTAGAGAAAAGGCCCCAATCTATACCATGGGATCACCTAATCCTCGTTCCTTCTCAAGAGGAAAAAGAGGAATAGCTGGCTCTTTAATCTTTACAGTTTTTGATCGTCCCGCACTTTATAAGATGTTGGAACAAAACTATACACAAAACAGACCTATGGACTTTTACACAAGAAGTCACAACACATTGCCCGGTGACAATGGCCATCGACGCGGTATCGCTGATGTTAATGAGCAGAAGACCGGCGTAGTAAGAAAAGTTCCTTACTATGCAGATCAGATTCCTCCTTTTGACATTACTGTTACATTCGCTAACGAATATGGTCAGGCAGCAGTAAGATCAATCTTTGGTGTTGAGCTTTTGAACGAAGGTTCGGGAGCCTCGATGGATGACATCGTTATCGAAGAGACAATGACTTACGTAGCCCGTGAGCTTGGACCGATGTACGTTATCAGAAATGATACGCTTGTCGATCCGACTAGCCTGGTAGGTATTCCACCTGAGGGATTGAACACCACAATTATCAGACCCTGATAGAGTGTAATTTTACGTGAAAGGTGCATGGGAGGCTTCTTCCATGCACCTTTTTATTTATAGGAGAATAATATGGCACAAGGGCAATCGTTCCCTTTTAAGCTCACCAGAAAAGAAGAGAATAAAGAAAACTCTGGAAATGACTTATTTGACTTTGATAAGTACATGTCGAATATGTCCTTCTCTGGAGCAGATGCAGTAGCAACGATGATAGTTCCCGTGATAGGTAAACAGGGAAATGTTGAAGCTCAGGGTGACGTAATAACTCTCGGTGAACTTCAAACCATCTCATACTCCATACATAGAGAAAACTCACCCATAAGGACCCTAGGGCACGTAAACGTCAGAGGCTTTGTCAAGGGCGGAAGAACTATTGCTGGAAGCTTGATATTTACCGTTTTCAATGAGTACGCTTTCTATAGAATAAAGCAATTTAGAGAATACTTAGCCAGAAAACAAGGTTTCTTTGCGCCACTCGCAGACATGTTACCACCATTCGATATTGTCATTACATTTTTCAACGAATATGGTATCGGAGCAAAAATGAAAATCTTTGGAGTTACTATAGTTGATGAAGGTCAAACTTTATCTATAGATGACTTAATAACAGAACAAACATACACCTATATGGCTAGAGGTATCCAGCCTTTAATAAAAATACCAAATGATGACTTAGTTCCCAAGGATCTATCCTATACTCAAGAAATGAAGGCAAGAGATATGAATATTGGATCCAATATATTTGGTGATCTTATCGTAGAAGAGCTAGCTTCCTTAAATGAACAAGAATACTATGAAAAGAAATATAATCCTAAAAAGAACGAAAACAATACAACTCAGGTGCAGCCTCCAAGATGACAATTAGAAATATAAACAACTCAAGAGAGTTTGATCCACTTCACGAACGATTGGATGCCGTATGGAGTGGTGGAACACAAGAAGACTTGCGCTTTAGTAACTATTATGATTATTACTTTAGTGGTGAAGATATAAGAATATATATAGATGGATTATTTTCTCCCGAAGATGAACTTGACATTGCAAACTTTGCGTTTAATGTCAGACAAGAAAAACAACCGCTATACGGGTTCTGGTCATATAATTACGACGCCATGATGTATGGGACTAGAATTATTACTGGAGAAATAACAATGTTCTCCAAATACCCAAGAAGAATGACAGAACTACTTGAAAAAGCAGCCGATGTTAGAGCGCGCGCAGCAAAAAATAAATATCCGATTAATGAGGTTATGTCTAATCTTAGATCTAGTTTTGAAACAGAAGAAGATGAAAAGTTAATAGAAAAGTATTGGGCGAGAGGGCAGTTGGACAGAACTACTGACGACCCATTTTTCAAAAACGTTCAAAATTCTAATAGAAATATTTTTAGCGCCCATCCGCCATTTAATTTAATTATAGTATATGGACTAGAAGAAGTTGCGCTATCCCCACTGAATGTATACCAATCTGAAGATACTAATATCTCTGATAACATAGATAGAATGATGATTTCAGACGTCAATCAAAGAACTGTTAAATCTGATGATTTTTCTCAACCTATGAAAATAGTAATACAAGAGGTAAACCTGACCAATATGTCTATTGCCTACGGACCCGGCGGTCAGCCTGTTGGTGAAAGTTATCAATTTATAGCAAGAGATCACTATTTTACAGAGGCTAATCTTTCCTTCGTTAAGACAAAGGCTACTTTTAATACCTCAGCAGATCCAGAGTCTGCAAGATCGGCACAAACTGCAACCTCTACAAGTGGCAATATGTCAAATTGGTACAAGTCTATAGGAGGCACGGGACAGATAACAAGTCTACCGTAAGCAGTTGTTTAAATAAGTATAGTATGATATAATGAATTGATTCGAGCGAAAGAGAGTAATTATGGATTCTAAAAGAAAAGTTGTTGTTAAAAATCTAGATATTGAATCTGGCGAAGACTTTGAAACTACTACGGTAGATCTAGAAATGTCGGATGACCCCAACGCAAGCGATCTTGCATCAGGCTATTCTCCAGACTTAGAAGATGAAGAGCTGCCAATGCAGAACGATGCTGACTACCAGGATATAGAAGATGTTCCAGATGAAGAACCAATTTGGGATGGCGGACCGCTAGCAGGCACTGTCAAGGATTGGAAAAAGCAATATGGTGACATTTATGTAACATCTATTACTTATGATAAGCATATTGTATGGAGAGTTTTAAATCGTGCTGAGTATAAGCAAATTGTTAAGAAAATGGAACAGCTGGTTCAGGCAGGACAGCTAACTACAGCAGAAGCTAACCTCTGGAATGAAGAAACCATATCAGAGTTATGCATGCTGTACCCCAAGTTTGACAAGAATAATTCTGCTGGATTTATGGCTGGCCTCCCTTCGTTAATTGCCCAAGAGGTATTAGAAGCTTCAGGATTCGTTGCCTTAGAGGTAAGACAGCTGTAATTTATGATAGACCCAGAGTTAGTATTTACCTTAAAAAGTAAATATGGAAACATCTATAGCGTTGATGTAAAAAGTCAAACTTTAGTTTTCAGAGAATTAACTTTTAAAGAATATAATAAGATATTATATCTTCAGGGTTTAGATGGTTTTTCTTCCGCTGATATGGAAGACCTAATTCTGTCGTACGCTATTATTTATCCAGAAAATTTTGATTTAATGTCAATATCTCCTGGGGCAGTGTCTTCATTGTCTCAAGAGATATTGAATATATCTGGCTTCTTTACTGTGTCCTTGGCTAAGAATATTCTTGAGGAAAAAAGATATGAAGCTACTGAGGTCAAAAATTTAATGAAAGCCTTTGTTCTCGCTACTATATCTACATATACCCCAGATGATTTAGAGAATATGACATTCTCTGAGTTAGCTGAAAATGTAGCTCTTTCAGAAAAAATAATTGAGATTAAACAGAATATGAATGGTATGGAGCCAACCAATTTAACTTTGCAATTGATTGATCCACAAGAAGAAGTAGAAAAAGAAAAAGTTAAAGCTGCTCGTCATAATCTTTCCAAGAAAGAAGGAGAAGCAGCATATCAAGACCCCATTGCAAACCAGTTGTGGAGATCAGGTTAAGCTAAGGAAGAACTGTGGTAAGAGATCCAGGACCTATACAAAATTTAGGTTACAATGTAACGTCTAGAGACCTACCAACAATGAACGATGAGGAGCGCGGTGATGCTCCTAATTCTGGCTTTGTAAGTAAAGCCCTAAATGGTCACCCAGTATTAAGATTCTTTGCAACAAGTGGAGCCACTTTAGGCGCCATGTTTGTTCTTAGTAAGATTACTAAAGAAGGTGGACTTAAGCTAGCTAAAACCCTTCAGGATCAAGCATCCATCAATCCGGAAGGTTTCTCTTCGAGGACAGTAAAAAGTCTTACTGGTCTAAGAAAAGAGATGGACCAACTAGGCGGCGTTAGTAGGGCTATAGATGGAGCAGATCCAGATCAGCTAGACCCATACAGTAATTTAGTATTCGAAAGTAATGGCAGGCTAACTGCAGGTCAAACAAAGTTAACTGACAACGGAAATTATTTCACTAGTGCAGAGCTCAATCAGGCAGGTAGGGGTATCGAGAGTGAGCCAGCTGCAATTTGGTCTCTCAGGGACTCCATACAAAGTAGAATGGTCGCCTCTGCAAGGCGTGCGCCATACGAATTGCCAGCATTGTATGTTGGGCAAAAAGCCTTAATAGACCCAATCTTTGGGGGAAGAGAAGATAAGCCTAAGGTTAACTGGTACAACCCAGTAGATGTTGTTACGGACTTTGTTAAAGAATCATCAATAGCTTTAGCTACGATGATTCTGCCATTCGAGGTAGCTGGGGCAGCAGCAGGCAACGCAAGATCATCTCTCCATAATTTTAGACAATCCATGGGCGACGTTGCGCGGTCATCTGGGGTTAATTCTTTTAAGACAAAAGCAGCTCAGCGATTCACTGACTTAGATGATATTCTTGGAGAAGTAGGTCACGACCTAGGTAAGATAACAAATCAGGCATTAAAAGTTTCAGCTCAGGGTTCAGCTGCAGTTAAGGCAGCAACAGAAAACTATGTAAGTCAGCGACCTAACATCAATGCCATTATGCACAGCGTTAGAAACACTGGAGCTAGAGAATCTTGGGCAAATTCTACAGGTCAAAGCACTCTAAAAAGAGCTGCAACATTTGGTCGAAAATTAGCTTTTGGAGATGGAGCAGATGGCAATTTTGGCTATATAGATTTATTGCCCGGATTAAGAGGAATTGGCTCAGGCGTCAATCAAGGTATTAGTGCATTTAAGAAAACTGGAGTTGGCTACGATGTAATAAATAAAGCAATAAGTTTTGACGCAGCCCTACATAAATCTGGTATGAATGCAGATGAATTAACTAGTGTAGTCACAAATGTGCGAGCTAATTTCTCCAACAAAGTATCCAAGTTAGCTCAAAAATTTAGTGATAGCGGAGGAGGAGGTGTAGGTAGTAAGACCTTTAGTGGCTCAGAGTTTTATAGACAAGTAGAAGAGCGAGAGTTTAAGAAGCTTCTTCAAAAACAAATATTAGATATATCACCAAATTCTGGTCGTGAAGGATTTTCCGGGGCTTTAGGAAAATTCATAAATGATGTAAGTGTTAATACTTCAGTCAAAGAAACTAGTAGAAAAGTAACTATTGGCAAAACTAAAATCATCAAACAGGGCGATGAAGCTTTTGAGGAAATATTAAAAAGATTTTCAACAACGGTAGACGATCCGATTGAGGGAGGGTTTCTCAGCTCAGATGCCCTGAAAACATCTATAGAAAATACTAATAGAATATTTGAAGGAAAAGAATTTCAAGCTGCAATAAAAGTAAAAGCAGAAAAGGGATGGAATTCCATACTAGATAATGCCATGCCCCGTGTGGCAGGCAAGGTGCTAAAAACTAAAAAGGCAGATTTTGAAGATTTTGCAGACTTAAATAATTTATCAGTTTCCCAAAAAGATTTCTTAATTAAAAGATCAGCGCAAAGGTTAGGAATAAATCTAAAAGACGCAAATGGTCGAGAAGTCTCTAATGCTGTACTGAGTCAAAGCCTAGGAAAAAGAGGATTAAACACTAATAATCCAGATAGCCTAAGAAGTTTTCTAGTAAGAGAAAAGCAGATAAGTACTGGCATATTTAGTAGAGGATTTAATATTCTCGGATTAAAGGCAATGACTTTAGATGAAGGCGTAAGTCAAGGGCTATTCGCAGGACTTAGCGACGATAGTCAAACAATGCTAGGTGAAATATCCAAGAGAATGGCATTAGCCGATCCAACGACAACATCTTCTAGCGTTTCAGTAATGAGAGATGTTTATACAACTCGTTCTGGAAGTGTATTAGATTTTTCTGGCGTTAAGCAATCGGTAAGAAACGTTGGCAACTTCTTAAGTAATGATTTAAAAATTCCTATACTTAACTTTAATCCAGCGCGGATGTTTGGAAAAGGCTCATTTGACGAAATGTCAGGCCGTGCTCCATTCCAGATAGTGCAAGGAAAAGTATCCCAACCGTTTCTCCCTGAAGCAGATAGAGGCGCTGATTTCTTTTTGTCCTATAGTGGAGGCCGCACTAAGCATAAGGTAATGTCCTTTACTGAGGAATCAATAACTGGCCAATATCAGTCAAAAGAGTTAGAGGGATTTTACAGACCTCTTTCTAGAAAAAGTAATGAAATGCTCTCAAGGGCTGCAAGAAACGCAGCTTCGGAAAGCAAGGCAAAGTCGCTGAATGAAGTTGAATTTGCTAATGGAAAAAATAGATCAAATTTATTAAAAAGACTTGGAGTTAGTCCGGAAAGAGAACTTGCCCTTAGGCAAAAATTTGATGTTGATTATGAGCAGCCAAATTCAATTGGGCGCTTATTGTCAAGGTTTGCCAAGAGAAAGACTGATCCAGAAAATCCAGCCTTCTTTGGACGACTTCTCAAGAATGAAACGGTTGACTCTAATGGTAAACAATTCAGAGTAAACATAGCAGATGATACTGGCGCAGTAACAGCAAGGTCACCCGGCACTGCAGGTGAAATGATCACCGAAGGCGAAATGCTAAGGGCATTTGAAAACTTTAGACAACAAACTCGTGGTTTTGCTATGCCCAAGAGAGTAATGAAAGCTCTTGAGGATAATGGCATAGGAACATTTAATGGTAGAAGAGTCTCTTCACTTACCAATGTTCAAGATACAAAACAAATGACCGATGACGTACTTGCATCATTGAATTATGACGCCTCCAGAATAAGGGGCTTAGGTTATGAACCAGACGCCCTGTATGAAACGAGTAGAAGACTAAGAGATATAATGCAGGACGCAGATTTAATGTCTGGGTCCCATATCAGAAAAAGAAGCCCCACAATCTTAACAAGAGGGGATGAGCTTCAAGATGAATTATTCAAATATTTAGTTCAAAGAAATGAATTACTAGCATCAGGCTCTGCCGGTGCAGCAGGGCAAAATTTTTCTAATACCTTTATTCAGATGAATGAAATTATAACTGCAATGGCAAAGGATTTGCCAGCTGGTCAGTTAGCAGAGGCGCAAGCAGCCGGACTTTCAACACTATTTAATTTAAGTTCCATGAAAGCAAATAGGGCTGGACTAAGTGAACTAGCAGTACAGAGAGGCGCATTTAAAAATTCCATAGAGGCCCTAAAAGACGCAGGAGGACTAGTTGATCCTTTTGTTACTGGAACTAGCCAAAGAATAGGAGAGGTAGGAAGGTCTGGCATAATTAAAAAAGCATTATACCCTAGACTTAGCACTGCTCCCTATCGGATATCGGAAGCAGCAACAGACGTTCTCGGATCTACAAGAGGACAGGGCGCAGACGTTCTTCTAGTTCCAACTTTTGGCACCGTCTTTGCTAGGAATCCATATGGCGCAATAAAAAGTGCACTAGGAATTAATACTTACAATAGTACAGAGAGCTACTCTAGTGCATCTACTGCAGTGTCACACAGCGTTGAAAGACTAAATAAATATTTTGGAACCATTGGCCTACAGCTAGACGTTTCTCAATACGGCTCACCCTTAAGTCTATTTACAAGTGGAATGGTAGGAAAAAGAATCCTGCCAATATACGGTGCCGGCCTGGGCATCATGACCGCCGACAGAACTATTGGTGGAATGGTAAATGAAAAAGATGATAGAGGAGAAAGGGTTTACTCACCATTCTTTATCGGCGGAGCTGCTAAGGCAGTAGGAAATTTACAGGCTCTTGGTTCTGGCATTACTCCTGGCGGAATGAATTTTGAAGAAAAGAAAGAACAATTATTTGAAGGCGAAGTAGCAATTAGACAAGGTCGATTCTGGCCTTTGGGCAATACTCCATTCATGGGCGGAAAAATTATGTACTACCGCCCAAGTATATATCGCAAACTAGAAACTGGAGCAATGTTCACCTCGGACAGCATGGGGAGCCCAATAGAAAGAGCGCTATTTTACACTGACATATCTCCACTTAGACCGTTTGATCCTTATCGTTTTGAGCGCAAGCACTTTGAGGATAGGCCATACCCTGTATCTGGTGAGTATTTCAGCGGGCCATTCGGCCCACTTGTTCCAGCACTCAACGCCACTGTTGGAAAAGTACTTAAACCTCAGACCATGATGCATCAACAAGAAGTGGCTGCGGGACTAGCCAACTACGTGCCGGCTGGTCAATCTGGAGCTTATAACGCAGATCCATACATCAATGGCAGAGGTGGCGTTTTTGGGGGCATGGGAGGCGTTGCAGGTGGAATGGCCATGGGAGGACCTGGAGGCCCTCCAAACGGCACACAGGCATCTTCTAACGCAATGCTAGCAGGAAGAGCAGGTTCGCTCAATACTGCCAGAAATGAAACTAGAAATACAATATCCGGCGTTAATAATCAATACATGCAGATGGCCTATGGGGCACCTAAGGTAACTGGCGTTATGCCACAGCGCATTATTCCATCTGGCAGTCCAATAAATGCAGGCAATCCACAAATCCAAGCCCAGGAACTTGGATATAGGACTCAGGAAATGCTAGGTATTTACGGCTTTGCCGCGAGTAACGTACGAGAAAGTTTTGGATTAGGTCAAAGAGACCTGGCACCACAAAGATCAGTTTTGCAATCGGCTTCTAAGGGATATGGAACTGGAAGGCAATTTTGGGACATGAACCTAGGAGGACTAGGAGACATTCCTATGTTGGGCGGAAAGCAAATAGGTTCTATAGAGTTTTCAGAAATAACAAGAAGATTTATACCCAAAGAAAGATCGGGCATTGACTACATAAATCCGATCAAGAATACTATGGGCAAGCAGTATCCATTCCTCCCAGGATCAGAATACTTTACGGATTTTACTACAGGTGACCCGTTTACAAAAGTTCCGGAAGGAGAGCTTAGATTGCCTGGAGTAGCTTATGAGAGATTAAATAGACTAAGCCCAGATGCCACAGGTAGATACGGGGTAATGGATCAATATAAAATACTTGGAGACGTAGCTCCGTATTCAAAGCAGTTTAGGTCACTAGACAAAACTATAGATTCCATGGTAGATAATCCTACCGATAAGTTAAGGGTCCAGGAACTTAGAGAACGCGCAATATCAATACAGCAGAAGAAAAACTTTACTGAATATAAGTACAAAGATAGCACCCCCGAGGAAATGGGCATGCATCCGACTGTACACGCAGTAAGTAGAGTAGGCGAAATGCTAGCGCATAAAGATACATTTATTAATAAGAAGTTTGTAAATAAACAAACAGCGACAGAAGATTGGGAAAGAAACAACGTATATGGCGCAACCTTCCCTGAATGGCAAAGGCCTTTTGAGAGCTTTATAGCTCCGATGATCAATAAGGCTGGAAATAGAGATCCCATAACAGCAGCCGCTGCATTAGCGGTAGCTGGTACATTCTTTGGAGAATCTGGCAAAGGTAAATTTATAATGTCTACACTTGGAGCAGTAACGGGCTTTAGCGTTTCCTCACTCCATTCAGCCAATGAAGCCATTACTGGAGAGCAGTTCATGCCAAGGGCTAGGAAAAAAGAACTTGCACTAGAAGAATATGCGGACATACTGACATACACTAAAAATACTAGATTAGCCAAAATGGCTAGTATGGCTGGTGATAAAGGCGCAGCCTTCCAGTATGAGTCAGCTGCCAAAAGAACAATGTATGGCGCCCCAATAGAAGAAATAAATTCAGGAAGATACGGAACTGATATAGAGTCACTTTCTTTGGCAATACCAAAAAGAAAACGGGAACATTTTAAAGCCATGATTAATGCTCCCGTAGATGAAAGAAAAAGAATATTATCAACAGCTGGAAGACTTGAAAGAAGAATATACGAAGCTGCGTGGGGCATGGAAGTAGAAAAGAGACCAGAGTTAACTGATTATTTTTCTAAGAACGAATTACCTAATGAAAACTGGGAAGGTTGGCACCCCAATACCAGTATGGATCAAGTTAAAATAAAGATTGGCCAAGATATGGGGCTGGAAATGTCGCAAATGGGTTACTATCCACAGCAGATACAAGAAGCCAGTTTATCCAATCCTAGTTATCCTAGATTTGGCGGTGGAACCGGATCTCAAACAGACACCGCTTCAAGATTAAGATCCTTAATGAGTGGTATGGGTGTATCAGGATCTGTCATTCCAGTTATGAATCCTTTTGGATCGGAGCAAATTGATATTAATGCAGGTGTTAGATAATGCCCTTAAGTGACCTAATTACATCCTACTTATCGCCTATGCGGATGGATAGACAAATACTTTTAGCTAAACAAGCCTTAAGTAAAACGTACCTTGGCCAAAAGGGCTTAATAGAACCCATAGAGGTTGACGGGAAACTACAATTTAAATCAACTTATGTTGACTCTCTAAGATTGAATCGGGGAGAATCAGCACAAATGGTAACTGACTCACTAGAAAAAGCAGTGCAGTATATCTCTGGTTTTGGAGCGACCGAACTTGCGGATATTGCGCCAGGATCCCTTGGCCCCGCAGAATATAGAGACTATGCCCAAGTATTAAAAGATATCAATAAAGAATTAGGATTTACTGGAGATCAGCAATATGGTGCTCAAATTGTAATCCATAAAGCAAAAATCGGATCTCAAAGTATTCCAGCTTTCTTGGAAAAAATGAAAGAACAGGGAACTGGATTAGTTTTCCCAACCGATGATGGGGCAATGGCCCTTAATCTTAGGCAAGGTGATCGAGTCTTATCAATGCAGGAAACACTTGAGACAATGTCAAAAAGTGGAAAACCTTTATTCACTCCAGGGGAATTAGATGAAGCAATAAAAGGCGGTAATGCAGGGTTGTCTAAATTATTTGCAAAGCTTCCAAAAAGATTAAAAGGTATTCTTTCTCCAAGAGAAATATCCATATCCGGGGATCTTATGCAATCCTTCCTGGGACCTAAGATCCCCCTTAATCCTACCGGTGCTGGCTCTGAACAGATAATGAAACAGTTATCTGAAGCAACACTCAATATTGATAATGTGTTCGAAACAATGGCACTAGCTTTCGGGGAAGATACTTCAATCGGAAAATCGGTTAAGCAACAAGATGTAGTAGAATTTATGAAACAATCCTTTCAGTATGAAGGTGGCGGAAAGGCAGAGCAAGAAGCAAGTAAATATGTCGATGAAGTGTTAGATGAAATAATTGCAGCAAAAAATCTTGGTGCAAAGTCTGCCCAAATAAAAAGTTCACTAAGGGATCTGATAAGTGAAGTCGTAAGAAATGGAGACATAGATGCCGCAGAGGGAAGATATGGTATTGAGCAAGTAAAAAATTTACTAAATATCCCAGGGAGTTATGATAATGAAACTAGAACGGTTCTTAAGGGTCTTTTTGGTGAATTAGAAAAAGGTCGAGATGGATCGTCACTAGTAAACGTAAAGTACGCTCAAAGACTAAGGGAAACCCTACAAGAGGAATTATTAAATCTTACCCAAAACAGAGACGAACAATCAATGATTCGTAAGGTTGAATTAAGAAGGCAGATAGCTGAGATAAGTATAGGTAAAGACGGAGAAGTTATAGGGTTATCTCAAGGTTCAGTTAGAGGTTCTGTGCGAATTGGCGGAATAGATTATTCCTATAAAACAGCGGCTCAATTTAAAAAGTTTTCAGATAGATTTGACAAATATGGAATCATCACTGCTATTAGTGGATTAAAAAAAGAGACAGGGATAGCAGCTGGAACTCCAATCGTAAATTTCAGCGGACTAGCTGAAGCTACCTCTAGAGTGTATACCGATCCAATGTTAGCAGCTTTTCAAAACGCAGTCTTTGGAAGCAATGAAGATATAGCAATAGCCAAAGCTCATTCAAAAAATGTGCTAAATGAATTCCAAGCAATATTATCTAGCGGGCGCTTAACAGAAGATAGTGAGGTCCTAAGGGCAATTAGAAAAGGTGCAGAACTAGATATAGATGACTTTATGGAACACCAGCAATTCTCAAAAATGATGAGTAGAGACTTCCAGCAAAGAATTTTGGACTTGCACAATAGTGGCATAAGCATTAATGATTCTCCAGAATATATGAATCTATTATCTAAATGGTATCAATCCGAATTATATAAAACCAAGAATGGACAGAAGCTTCCAGTCGTTGGTGACGTTTATAGATTTGCTCTTAACTCTGAAGCAAACGCAATGACTGGAACTACTGGAAGAAAAATATTATCAGGAAACCCAATTTCAGTAAAAATAGGTGAAGCTGGTGATGAAATTTCCGCAGAAATTGCACATATCAGAGTTTCTAATCATAATATTCTTTTTCACGAAGGGGACATTAGGAAGTTTTATAACGCACTTGGTGGTTTCGACTTAGACGACAAGGGATTACCCATACTTGGCACATATATGTCACAAGGTAAGCGCAGACTAGCCGCTGCTATGGTTCGCCAACCTACTGCCATGGGTGAAATTATTGGTCTTACTAGATTTGATGATATAGAAAGCTATCGTGAAGTATTTGGTAAAAATAGATTCTTTATGGATACCTTAAATAAGATGGCTGAAGAAGATTCTAAATATAAAGTTTTATCCAGCGCTCTTGATGGAACTGGAATGTCAGACGATCTTTTCAATCCGAATACAATGGGCATGTTAGAGCAACTGACAATCGATGTTAACGACAGGGTGAGCGGCGCTGAATTTGATGATGCAGGTAAAAGAATTACTGGAACTGGAATGCGAGATTACAATAGAAACTTTTTTGAAAAACTAGGAGTATTAAAATCTGGCAAAAACACAATAGAAAACTTTTCTGCAACAAAATTAATTGCGCTAGGAAATGAAGATCCAGAGTTAATGTCGCTCGGATTTAAAATGCTAAAAACAGAAATTGCAGAAATGCCCCTTGAAGCTGGTATATTCTCAAATTTAGATGACACAGTAGATGTGAGGAAAAAAACAGGATTAGGTAAAATTGTAAAAGAATTAGAAACGCAAAGAAAAAATCTTTCGAATTTAAATGGAAATGATTTGATCAAGAGCAGAACAGCAATAAGTAAATTGTCTGAAAAATTTTACGCTGAAATTCAAAACTTGGGACTTAGCCCAGAGCAAAAAGCCGTTTTATATGGTAAAACTTTTGTCAGTGAGAGCATTGATTCGGCAATGTCAAATACAAATATACTTGGACAATATTCCAATAGGTCAACCGTAGTTGGTCATGGTCTTAGGCAAATGGAGGGAATACTAGGCGCAATTCCCGGCATAGAACAAGAATTTATGGATAAGGGATTACTACTAGGTTTCCCTACCGCTGAAAAGGTCATTGACATGACTCAAACTCTTACTTCCGGCAAGATGAAGATTGTTACAGCTAAGAAGGATATTGTTACAGCAAGTATTTCTTCTAGTAGGCAACTCATGCAACAAATGGCACAGGCTGGAAGCATGGACCCCCTGCAGGCTGACCTGATGCTCAAGGCGATATATGGAGAAGATGCCGACCTAGATAAGCTAGGCAATACTACAATTGAACAGTATGGAAAAATGTTTGGCTACGCAAAGCAAAAATATGACCTTGCTGACCCAATAACAGAGAAGAAACTCGTATTAGATGAAGCTCTTTTAACTAGTGGAAAGATGAGTCAAACTGATCTTGTCACTTTTGCTAAAAGCTTATCAGAAGGAATGGCATTGGCAGATCCCGATGCAGACATAGCCGACATCAGCGCAGCTGCACAATCTAGTCAATATGAAAAAGTAGAACAAGTTTTAAGAGCTAGGGGATTTATAGGTAAGGGATCTATCTCAGAGATGGTAGACATAGCCAATACTTCTGACTATTACCTCAAGGCTAAGACAAGATTAAGTGCAAATTCACAAATATCTAGAGAGCAAGAATTAGCCTCTAGGATTACACAACGCTCTCAGGTTGCTTCAGAAAAAATATTAGATGAAAATGCATCCTTGATAAAGTCAATACAAGACTTAGGTCGAACAATAGATAGCGACGGGGGAGGGGAAATGGCAAAGATAGAAATGGAAATAAGCAAAATGCAACTAGGAGATAAGCTCTTAGAGGGGATGCAGGACGTACAAAGGTCAATGGGCATATCCGGGTACGAGATGACTAACGCCCTTCAGTATAGTGGAATAAAAAAGAATATAGATATAGGTTTTTTTACAAAACTTCCAGATTCATCTATGAGACCAGATGGAACAAGTGCTAATCTTTTTCAAAGATATATGAAAATGTCACAAGATAAAGCTATATATGAAAAAGAAACTAGGAATGTTGAATTAAGGCAATATATTGATAACATTTTTGGCGGCATGTCCGACGCTCAAAAGGCTGGCATTGTAGAAGATGGACTAGATCTAAATTTTGCAGAGGATTTCTTTGGAACAAACAACAAATCTTCTGTGATTTCATCATTAATAAAAGGTCAAACCCTTGAGGCGCCAGCTAGTATGGAAGAGCAAAAAATAGCTAACGCACTAAGAAGTAAAACTATTTTCGAATTAAATGCACAGGCAGACAAAGAAGCTGCAGCCTTTTTAAATGGAGATTTAGCTTCAAGTAATATTCTTCGGAACGCAGACGATATTACAGATCAAACCTCTAGCATAGTCGCTGACACACTTAGAGACTTGTCAGGCAGTGGTGAATCCTCCTCATCAGCAACGGCCTACAAAAGAATTAATAAACAATATCTGGCAGAACAGTTTGGTAAGTCCAATGTCCGCAATGCAGCAATAGGAACTGGGTTGGCTATAGCAGCAAGCTTTTTATATCAAAGCAGGAAAGATCATACCCAAGAAGATATTTCTGGTCCACCGCTATTGCCAGGAGGATCTGCCTATGAATCCGACTACCCAAAAAGGTCACCAGAGATTCCTCAGGCCAGAGGTCAAGGCTACACTGCTGGCATGAACTATAAGGTGTCCCTGTTCGGAGATAGAGATCAAATACAAAAGTTCAGCACAGCAGCATCAGGACTTACTAATGGGAATATTAACAGTACTATGTATAATAGAATCCCGGATGTGGCAAGAGACCCATATCAATCGATGGCCCGATCTTATTAAGGTTAAATGTATATGATTTTAAATGTCAAGGACCAAAATAAAGCACTCAGCGCTGCTGCTAAACAGCCCAAAGACACATCCCATAGATCCTTAACAGCAAACAAATATGCAGCAAAAATAGCTTCTAGTAAAAGCCCAACCCAAAATGTTGTAGGCGAATCACGCCAAAAGATACAGGCATCAGGCAAATCTGATAAAGTTAAATATTCTAAAGAGGGCTTAGATGACGCCCCAACTACGCGTCTTCAGATGAATGGCAGCGGATACAGTGGCAAAAGACACCAGCAAGCCAGGTACAACAAGGACCTGCAAACAAAAAAGCAAAATTTTACCTTAGATTCCTTCAAAAGAGAAACAAAGTCTAGTATAATGAATAACTATACTTCTGTTACAATGAAAGATTCTTCAAGTGATAGACTTAGAACTGTTGTTCGTAACAATATGATGTTTAAATAGGAAAGCGCAATGGCAATTAATCCAATAGCAAAAGATCTCTTAAAGTATCTATCTGAAGATGAAAATCGTATTAATTCAATAATTGAAGATATTACTGCTTTCAGTGAAAGCGAAATGTACTTGTTCTTAATTTTGCCAGGATCTTACCCGGATATAGTTGGTTATGATAATAATCAAGGTGGAAAAGCCCTTATTTATGCAATTGATGATGACTTTAAAAGCACAGGCGACGAGTACGCCTATTTGTCAATACTTCGTTTGGCAAACTGCGAAATTTTAGATAAAGATTCAAATTCATTATTTGTACTTGAAACATTTCAGACATGGGCAGTTAATTACGGATATGCTACCATAAATGTTCCAAAAATAGAAGAAGCACTAAGTTGGTTTTTTTACGCCTACTTACCTAACAATTCTCCAAAAAAAATCACAATGCAAACAGCTAAGTCAATTATTATTGACAGGCTTAATATCTGGAAAAGTTACATAGGCGAAGACGGAATAACTGATGAAGATCTAGTTGCCCTTGAGCTAGAAGAAAAAATTAATACAACAGAAAAAGATAAAGAGCTAGAAGATAATAAGCCAGAAAATGAAGTCACCAAGGATTACCTAACAGAATTTAGAATATTTTTACATAATGTGTACGGGAGTGATCCAGTAAATGAGACTAATGATATTAATGGAGTAATAAAAAAATATTTCTCGACAAACAGAGGCTCCGGGTTTGAAGCCGACGAAAACACAATAAACACAACTGGTAGAATTTTTGGTTTAGGCGCTTCTGGCCCCATAGAATTAGAGACCGCAACTTCCAAATCTATCTACGCCAGGTTAGAGTCAAGCGGAATTTTACAGCTAGCTTCATTTGCCTACGAAATTAGTAATTTTGCGAAAAAAAGACTGCAGAGCGTTGCAACAGCTAAAAGGTCAATGGATGAATATACTAGTCCTGAAATAGATACTCCATGGTTAACAATATTAAGTGAAGTAGTTTATAATCTTCAAAAAGATCCAATATCATTTTCTATAATAAACTTTTATTTTCCAAGTTTAGTTACATTCGTATTCGATGCACTAGCTGCGGTGGGTGATTACTCAAATAATGGTAAGGGTGGTGGAGCAGAAGACACTCTGAACAATGAAGCTGACGCAATGGATTCACTGGAAAAAGCTTTTGGAGTCACTAAAGGTGGCGAAGCAATATTTACCCTAGCCTTTAAGGTGGACAGCACTGCGAAGCGCATTAAGCAAGCGCTTGTAGATTTCCCATTTAGAGAAAACATTCCACCCAGAAAACCAGATATATTTCATCTCAGACTGGGTGCTGCTAACTTCTATGTTCCTCCAGTTTCAATTAGCGTAAATTCTAATTTCAAAACAGGATCACTAACAGGTGGAGCAATCAGGCAAAAAAACACACCTAAATTTAATGCAGGCTATAAGGAAACCACTATCTCTATGAGATTATTCTTTCCTAACTATGAAGAGATATGGGGCCTGTCAATCTCTGATGCCGCGACATTAAACCTAGATGAAACCTTTAAGATTGATTTTAAAAATGGCGGAGATGACGAAGAAAAAATAGACAAATTTCTATCATCGCTCAGAGGTCTTGTAGCTGCATTTAAGTACTCTCCAATCTTGCCAATTAAAAATGATTACCTGAATTCCGTACACGGTATTACCGCTGTTGGGCTTTCAAATATGTCCATTGCAACAGCTCCAAATTATCCATTTGCTCTTGTTATCGATTTAGAAATGGTTCACTTCAATCATAAGCCATTCCTGCCAATGCTAAAAGATTTTAACCAGGCAATACATTGGGGCAAGTATCGTCAGTATATGGGTAAAGCAGCCGGAGAAATGCACAGGTATGTCAATGAAAGTTTCTTAATCAAAACTTCTGACAATAAAACTGCGGATACTACAGTAGATCAAGGGGCATTGACAGCTGCAGGGCTTGAAGCTCAGTCTGAAGTTTTTGATATAAATGTACTCCCAGAAGATGTAAAACTTACATATCTGAATTCTTTCGAAAATGACGTTTTATCTACTAATATTATTTCTCAATGGAGAGATGGAAGTAATATAACTCTATTTACTCCAGCTGAAGTTCAAACAAAAATATTCCTACCCGATAATACTTCGTTTAGAAGTGAGCAAGAAAAAATACTAAACGATACAGCGTCTGGACTCTGGGATAAACTTCTTAACTCATTCGGAATAGAACGCAGCGTCAACAGTCCTCTAATAAAGGATCTGGATGGAGTTAGGTCAATGTCCTTGGAGTCAACTCCAAAGGGTATGAGAACCTTTTTAAAGCAAGCAATTGATGTACTTACCGCAGGCATATCCACTACTGACACTAAGAAAAAAATCTATCTTTATTTAGCAAAATCTTTTGTAGCTGAAAATGCAACTAGACTAGATGAAGAGAAAAAAAAGTGGCTTACAGATTATTTGGGGTCAGAAGAAAGAGTTTTGGTAGCCGGATACTTCTCTCAATACTCTAGTACTGAAGAGTCTTACTATCTAAACGGAGTGTTAACAAGCGATAAGAGCTTAAATGAGATCAAGCATAGGTTTGATCAAAGAGCCGATAATTCTGGAGAGATATTAGATATCTTGATTGACGAAGAAATTGCTAGACAGACCAAAAGTACCGGAATAGAGCCAGATAGAGAAAAGGTTAAACAGCAGGTAACTGAAGCATTTCAAGTAAATATGTATGAAAGATTCTTTACGGATGGCTTTGTCAAGAATATGATGGAGGCAACTAGGCTGAAAGATGGAGACTACCACTTTAATGAGTGGGAAGTTCCAATGAATCGCGTAGATCTAGATCCAAAAAATGCCATAGTTAACGGCGTTAGTGTTTCGATGGGTAATAATTTAGCAAAACTACAAATTCAAATGCAAGACGAGCCTAGCTATCAATACATTGGCGGAAAAGATAGTTATATCAATGTGTCCATGACTGTGTTTGGTGAAAAAGAATTATTAAAAATTAGATCAGTATTTGACCATGTTAATGGTCTAGCTAGATTAGAACATTCTACTGGAGTTATAGGATTCTTAGGAATTAAAAATATTATAACTGCGTTATCTGGTATTAAATATGTATTACCACTCAATTATAAAGTGGACACAATACCGAATTACCCACATGTCTACTCAGTCCAACTGAGCCTAGTTGACTTTGACATATTCCAGCAGCAGAGAGAAAAAATTTCTTCAAAGCAACAAGAAGACTTAATTAATCACTTTGGCACGAAGAGAAATCCCTTCTTAAGAATGAAGCAATTGTGGGGCTCATTCAATGCCTACCCCGACCTTCCATTAGGCGTAAAGGATAAGAATGGAGATATTGTTGGCAACCTAGATCCAGATTTCTATTTTAGAAGTTTCGAAATGTTTGATCGTGACATTATAAATAATAATACTACTCAAGTAGATCTAACTAAGGCTTTTACTTTTGACAGTACAGACAAATGGGCAAGAAATACTGATGGTCCTAGTGGAGCTGATGCCATTGAAAGAAAAATTCAATCTGTAAAAAATAGGATTAAAGATTTCATGAGAAGATATTCATTCACGGACGCCACAAACGCTGTTGCAATGGAATCTAGAAGACAAACAAATCAGGATTTAATCAATGAAATGATAGACTATGTAAATGAGTCTGGAATCAGTATTCATAACTTTATTGCGTTGTTTCAACAAGCTTCATTAGAGCCAGACCATGACACCATTAATAATTATTCAAAGACTGCACTTTTAACTGATTATATATTCTTAGCTTCACAGTCATCTGAGAGTAGCCAACTCTTTGAAGAGTTTAATGGAGCACCATTCGTTATAGGTAATGTTGGAATTACAAGTTCGCAAACAGAAAATATTATTGCACAAGTGTTGTCTAGTTCTCATTTAGCAGAAGAAGAATTTGTTAGTTTTGATCCAGATGAAGTCGATTTTCATAAAATTATTAATTTACTTCCACTAACTAATCCTGAAGAACAATCCGCTAGTGAAATTCCAGCAATAATGTACAGCGCTCTTGGAACGCATTTTGGCTATATTGATAAAGATACTGGAAGATTTTACCTTACAATAGAAGGCGCTAATGTTAAAATTGAAGATGGCGCAAAAAAGCTCGAAAGCAATTATGTAAAAGATATGCAGACCCCAGATACAGGCTGCACTAAATCTTTAACCGGAATCAGTGGAGCTCAACCGCTGTCTGCGTACCAAAAAGCTTATGATGGCTCCTTTAATAATCATATGGAAAAGATGTTGAATGATGTCCAATATAGAGATATATCTGGGCGCATGATTAGAGCATTCCCTACTTACATGCTATGGCTTATAGATGAAGGTGGAATGTTTGCAGGCGTTAAATTGTTCGATAATTTCTATGGACTTCAGTCTGTTATAGATTTTTCAGTTGTATCATCTGAAGATTTATTAGGAGACACATTAATATTAAGAGTTTCAAACATGTACTCCAAGTTAACAACGCGCCCGTCTACAGATATATTTAACGCAGGTAATGACGACTTCAACAATGATCCCCTAACGCCTATAGATGGAATTAGCGCAATCTTAGATAGAACTCTAAATATAGCTAAAAATATTATTTCCGGAATGAGAAATGATTACGTTGTTGACATTAACAACATAAGATTAAAGCCAGGAGTTAGACTTCACTTAAGAGGCGGATATGGCTCGAATCCAAACTCACTGCAAACACTATTCAATGGAGTTATAACAAATGTTGAAGAAGGGGAGATAGTTACTATCACTGCCCAATCTGACGCAATTGAACTAGGTGCCGTAGTCAACTCAACAAATAAAAAGGGTGACTCCGGAAAAATCGATGGCGGAGTAGATACTGGCATGTACCTTTCTGAGCCAAGAGACTTAATGGTTAGACTCTTAAGTATGGGAGCATCCAGGGTTCGCGAAGCGATAGCAAGAGCAACTCTGGGAACTGTTTTTTCTGAAAATAGATTTGGCATTAGACATTTTGGCACAATACTATATGAGCCAATCAACGAAGTTGAAAGACAAAGAGCCGATGGATTGAGAAACGTCGTCACCAACGCTTACGCTAACGCTGGGCAAGGAGATATTGGTGGAGCAGCTAATGCCGCAACCTTTAAATTATCAACAAATGTATTCACAAGAAATCCTGTTAGTACATTTTTTGGGGATGGAAAAATCATGACCAGTATGGGTCAACTAATGTCTAATTTTTCTTCAGAAGTAGATCTTGAATTATATAAAAGAAATATTTATCCTGGAAATGGAACCGGGTTCGCACAATTCTTAGGTGGAGACCTAGACGATGGATGGCTGACTGCGGCTTCCTTGGTTGAAGGCGATGGAAAAACTCTAGCTGGGCAAGCATACCTGGAAAATGGAACAGATAGATCTTGGAATAGATTAATAGTAGAAGCTCAAAATGGCTCAGTTTCGGCTAATAACACTATAGATTCCTATGTTGAAGGTAATGAGTTAATTTCCGCAGAAGGAAGAGCAGGAGCAGTAAAGAACGTACTATTGGGCGGCTTAACAGCAGGAGTTGCAGCTATACCCGGAGTCAACGTCCTTGCGGGAGTGGCAGGAGGTGGAGCGCTCATGGGCCTGCTAAGGGGCAGAGGGGGCAATAACGTATTTAAAACAATGGGAATTATAGCACCTAATTCTGACGATGACTTAAGCGGATTTGACGAAGTATCATTCCGTGCACAAACATACATGAGAACGGTATGGGATCTTTTCCAAATGTGCGCAAGGCTATTGCCAAATTACATAGTAGCAGTTAGGCCCTTTGAAGATAGATCTACTATTTTTTATGGAAAGCCACATTGGTTATATACTTCCGGTGTAGTTCCAGTGACTACTGGTTTCCCAAGCGTAAGAAAAGCTAATGAATTAAATCTTCCAGGCTATCCAAAAGATAGAAGTCCTAATGACGATATTCAGACAATTATGAATAATGTAAATAAGCAGTCTAATTCATTAGCTGATTACGAAGCGTTTAAGAGATCTGAAGAACTTAGCGATGTCATGGCTGGATTAGCAATAGATCAAGCATCTTCTACTGGAGAGTATGCTCCAACAAAAAGTCTAACAGGAAAGCTATTGAATTTTAATTCAAATCTAGCAAAGATAAGAACGACCAAAGACGCAGACGGAAATGAAATTATTATTTCTAAACTTCCTATCAGTTCTGGTAAAGTTAAAATGGGCTTTCACTTACCCGTCAGCACTAATCCCACAACGTATGCACCTTTGACTCCTAGTTATGATCATAGACAACTAGATAATCTTCCAGTAAGATTCAAATACCCATTTTATACAATATCCGAAACTACAGTTCTTGATAAAAAATCTTATGAGATTAGAGATGGTGGCTTACTTTCTGGATTTACTGACCTTCTTTCAGCCAAAAATGAAATAGATACTAATGACCTTGACGATTTTGATAAAACTCTGTTCAATCAAAAAAATGTAATGGATAGATACAATGAAGCCATAAAATCATCTGAGTACACAGAAGGTGGGGCTACGTTGGCAGTAAACTTAATATATTTTCTTCAACTAGAATCGCGCTTTTTGCAAGAGACGGAGATTACAATAAGACCTAGTTCTGGCATATTGGAATTAGATAGACCTTTAGGTTTTACGAGTCTTATGGACTCGATTGATTCTTCTGGCGTGGAGTTTTTAAATTTAGATCAAACTACTGTCGCAAGAATGCCGCTGCCGTCTGTTTCTTCTTTACAGAAAGAAAACTATCCTTTAGTAGGCTTTGAGATGATCAATAGTACTACTGCTCAAACAGAAGAGAATTCGGATGATTTCAGTTTTGAATATGAATTAAATCAACAAATAACATATGAGGAATGGGGTTGTCCAGCAACTGCTGCGGAAGAGCAATTCTACATAGCCATGAAATGGCCCTATTTGCCTACTACATCCGATGGACCGATTCCCGATTCGTCACTCAGTAAATTTAAAGACATTTACTTCCCCAATGAAGATCTATATGGAACAGCAAGCGACTATAAAAAAAGAAGAGTACTTGTATTTAGTCCATTAACGGGAAGGGCAGTTGTTTGTGTCCCGGCATACTTTATGTGGGGAGAGGATAATGATGAAGAAGTTGCAGCAGTTGTATCTCCCGACGCTGCGTGGTACCTGGGAACATTCGTGTCTCACCTTAATCAGGGAGCTGATTTAATTAGTGAACTCTCAGAGTCTTTACCCGCTTGGGCAAATTTGAAAAGCCATGATTCGAATACCTTAGATATGACCATAGCAAATAGTACATACGCTCAATTAGAAAAATTAAGCGGCCTAAGCACTTTCCCACGAGACGTTGATTGTCTCTTTGCCTTCGTCCCTGACAGCACCCCATTAGGAGTCGTTGCAGCCGCCGCAGCTCCGGCAAAAAGATTTTATGACACCACTGACGCAAATGCATATATTATTGGCTTTGGAGAATACGCCATAAATGATAATGGAGATAGCAATAAATTTATTGCCTCAAAATCAGCCCTTATTCCCGAAGATCTTGGCGATTCTAAAGGGACTAGCGCGGCTGCTGGTCGTCGTAATAACTCACTGGAAGAATATTCTGCGGAGAACGCTAAGATCACTGCTATAAATTATGAGTATGGTGGGAACATTCTTCAAAGTGGAGATGATCCAAGCTACTTTCAAGCAATCCTAGATAAGGACTACGATGCCCTAGATAAGGGTAACTTATATGAACGCCTCGATAAGGAATCATACGATACCGGCGATAGAGACACTGGTGGTCAACGAGTCGGTTTTGCCGCTGTCTATTCGCCAATGGATTCAACTTCAGTTGAAGCTAGATCTTTTTACGATGAAAATTTTGACCCTAATGTTTCGGTAATAGCTGGAAACGGAAGAACACTTAATCAGGCAAGCGATATTTGGGATCAGTTTAGATTTGGATATCACACCTACGAAAGTGTTAAGGCTATATTCACTAAAACATATGGCATGGACGCTGATTCAACAGATCCTTTCCCTGAAGAATTCTCAAGAATACTAGGAGCAAATAATACTACCTCATTTCAAAATTTCTCAGAATCTAATATAAAGATTCCTGGTCTTTCCGCAACTGACGGTACGGGAGTAGATGAATTGGCTATTCTATTGGGTTCCGATTTCTTTAATTCAGAAACTGAATACGGAAGCAATTACGGTTCTACTAAATCTACACCTCAAGATAAAATAGAAGCTGTGGAATTTATTAGAAAAAACTATATAGACTATCAAAGCAAAGGAGTTCAAGGTGACGCTGGAATTATACAGTATTTCAATAGCGTTATCTCTAGATCACTAGATGGCATCAGGTCAAATTTCTTTGAAACACAGGTAATTAATAATGCGCTCTCAATTTCAATTGAGAATAAAGATAATCCAGAAACTGCAATAAATTTATCAGAAGCAGTTAAGACACCTAAGCAACTATTCTTATTGATGGTTGGATTATTTAGACAAAAGCTTTGGAGCTCTGGATATGGTAGAGCTTGGCTAGTGCTTAAGCCAGACAGAAAACGTGGTGCCATTACAGCTGGCGGAGGAGGCGAAGATGGACAGTGGTCCTTTAAGCCAGTCGATAAAGTGTTTGAAGCATTCATTAATCCATATAGCCAATACGCTAAAGACAATAGTAAATTCCTAAAGCTTTTAGTTTCGACAAAGGGGGAGGGAAGTAACTCTTCAACGTTTATTGGTGGAATAACTGAAGACGTATCAGATTTTTATAACGCCAATATTGGTCCAATACTTGGAGCTATTGGAGATGGCCTGAGCTCACTCTTGGGTATGTTTAAGTTGAGCATGATGCAGATGGGATATGCACTTTCTGAAGTTGGGAACTTTAGCAAGCAGGCTCATATTCTTAATAAGGTATTAAATGATTCAATATACTATTCACTTGGAAGACCAGGAACGCTACTAAGGGCGGTTGACAATCCATTCACTAGAGAATATGGAGAGCCTGTAGTAGAGGTTCGCCAGCCATTCCAAAGAATACATTATTTAAGTTCTTTCTCTCATATTATATCTAATCAAATTCAAGAAAATTTAAATAACGTCTCAACTGTTATTACAGCCGTTTCTGATGGAAAAAATCCAGTAACAGTTGCATTAGATAAAGGTGCTCCATCGGAGCGTCAAACAGAGACCACAGTTGAAACTGGATTATATTATGACAATATGGTTGGTTCTGGATTCCTTGGAGTACTTCACCCATTTATGCATCCGCTGGAAACGTTTAGAGGATATGCAAAAACATTACAAGGCACTCCAGACGAACTATCCGCGAGAAGAGTGGCACTATCTCATCTAAAGGAATCTATTAAGGATATCTATGGTGGAGAACTCACCTTGGTAGGAAATCCAGATATTAGACCGCACGACTTAGTATACCTATCTGATGTCTATAGTAGAATGTATGGAATATTTGAGGTAGAACAAGTAGTCCATCATTTTACTTCAGAGATGGGATATATTACCAGTATCACACCCAATGCCTTAGTTACAGTTAATGATCCCTCTAGATGGTTTATGTCGACATGGTTGCACTCATGGCTGAGCATGCAGAACCTAAGAAATGACACTAGATTCTACATGGATAATATTATGGCATCAAACTCTGGTATAAACATGGGTGGTAATATTTCTGTAGATGCCCTGGCAGACTCCTTGAGTACACAGATGATTGGCGGAATTCAGTATACGCACGGATCTTCAGCTTTAATGAAAGACATTATGGCAAATCAAACTGCACTAAGTCTTCCGGATAAAGCACGAGATGAGATAACAAGAACAGGGCAAGGCAAAACTCCAGGAGCAGAAACGGTTATTGCAGTGGTAGGAGCATCTTTAGCAAGGGCAGTTCCAATTGTTGGGCAATTAGCATGGAAGGGCTGGACATGGCTAAGGGATAATGTACTCGATCAGCATGGCTGCTATGTTCAGTATCTCAATAAGAATGGTCAGCCAATGGACGCAGGATTATCATATAATCAAGGTATGGTCGTGGGCAGATATCACACGAAAGCTTTATTACCAGGAATTTTAGGGACAAAAACAAAAGTAAAAACTCCTGAAGGAAATGCGTTCATTAGAAGCGATGACCTGTTAAAGAGCCTAGGATGGCAGGAAACTGAAATAAAAGACTTAGTTAGATACACTGACTACGAAAATGCACTAACACACGCTCGAGTTCTTAGTCTTAGCGGACTTGGTCCAGAAAAAACTTCCCTGCAAACGTCCTTATTTAAAGTAATAGCAACAGTTACTAAATTTGAAGACGGTGACACCTTTGATGTTGAAGACGTTATATCTGGAGCAACTTTTACTGTGAGATTTGACGGAATGGACACAGGAGAAACTAATACCACAAGAGTCGGAACACTTCCAAGTCAACCAGGTGGGGATGTAAATTACCCATTTGACAACACAACAACACTAACGTCCACTTCAACCCCTGGGGGTAGAGCTAAGATCTACACACAGAGTAAATTATCTAATAAAGTATTTGTATTAAGATTAAAAGTTAGCAATAGCTCAAGTAATGACGTTATATTTGAAGCTCAGTTTGAACCTGGAGCCACCGAAAATACACTTGCAAATTATACAAAAGATTCTTTCATGGGGGATGAGGGAACTAGAGCAATGGCAACAGTTTGGTATTACCAGCCAGAATCAGTTATTAATCAAGCAAAAGACTTTGTTAGATCATGTTTTGCCACAAACCGAGGAAAAGTAATAGAGGTTGGAGACTTATCCAATCCCGTTACTCAAAAGTTCTTTACTTCGATATACGAGGAGTCTCCTCTCAATGTAAAAAGATCTAAAATTATAGACAAAATCAATACTTTAGGTATTCAATACACTCCACCATTAGATCTTTCTATACAATCAGTGGCAGATTACGGACTGACGGAAGAAGACTTTACTAGATTTTATAACAATCTAGTTTGCTTTAAGGTATTAGAGGCAACTTACGAAAAGGTTAATGAGTGGCCTACTATATTCTGGGATGAATATTATGAAGATGGATATCCCGCTACTCTAAACTGGGAACTCGTCGTTAATAATCTTGCAAAAGTTTATACAAAGCAGTTGCAGATAGAGTCTCAATCAGTTATTAGCGCAGAAGAATCAGCGTTAATTCCAAGACAAGTTACATTGAATCCAGGAACGTAGGAATAAAAAATGTCATTTAGTTTTAATAATGCAGCCTTAGCCAATTCAGCATCATTTGCAACTTCATTGCATGCAGACTTTTTTCCGGGCGGAAAAACTCCAGTAAAAAACACTAGCGCCTCAGTCAGCAGACCTATGGTTGGTCAAACTCTAAGCGCAAGAACATTATCAGATGTAATAAATGGTGATGCGTTTTTTAGAAGTCCAAAGTACGCTATTGCTGCAATGAACAAAAGTGTATCTTCTTCGCTAAATACACTGATTACAGGCAGCGGATCAATAGCATCAGCAGGCAATCAGGAAAATCCAAATGTTAAAGTTAGTAATCCCGAAAGTCAAGGAGACGATAAGGGGACTAGTAATTTAACTGGAGGAGCCGCAATCAATAGAATTATAGCAAATTCATTGAGTGGAAAAAATTTTAGTGGATCGTTCGTTAGTAGCTCAATAGCCAATATGCAACAGATAAGTGTTGGTAACTATGGCACAGAGACGGCAGGCACTACGGCTGATCCATCTACTGGAAGTGAGATACCGTCCACTGAAGCTCAGAGTGCAGGCATGAGAAATGTAGCACTTTTTACTCAAATGACTGAACTAGAAAAGGGATGGTATCAAGAGAGGATAGATTTATTGCGCTCTAAATATCCTAACACTTTTACTGATACAAGTTTTAAATTTGACATTGCTAATAAATATGCTGCCGATGGAATCACGGTATTTAACGGAGAAGATACATATTTTCCAGATGCCATAGTGGGTGACTCACAGAGAATCATTTCTAAAGATATTATTCTAGAAGATCCAACGGACATAAATGCCTATGTAGCTCCTGCTTTAATAGAGCTGCTACTGGCTTTACATTCAAAGGGCGTAGTTATTCATGGCCAATTCAGTGCTGGAAGAGCGTTGACAAAGGAACCAAATGATGAAGGTGAGGTATGGCTGAGCGATCACTCTAGCGGAAGAGCCGTTGACATATTTTCAGTTGGTAATATTAATAGTAATGCAATAGATCTGAGTCCCGGAGTTACTAAAGATGTATACGATGGTCCTTTAACACTGCTGCTGGATACCCTGGGAGATGTAGCTCCGTACTTGCTTCCAGACCTATTGTGCATCCATCAAGACTACGCCATTAATTATAACATCGACCAAAGTGGCAATAATGATGCAAGTACCAACGCATTTAAAATAGGTCGACCATGGCTAGAGTATGTAAACTTCTTTGCCGATAATAGAGACAATAACCATACCAATCATATACACCTAAGCTTTAGTGGAATGCGCGCTGGAAAGTATACGGGACCTGGTGGAGCAATGAATCCAGCAGGGATTGTTGCTGTCGATGGACAAGTTAACGGAGTACCTCCTGGGTTTATGCTCGATCCCTCTGACGGAAGTTTTATTCCTATTCCGACAGCAGCAGCTCCCCCTACATCTAACCTTACAAAAAATTACTATGGTGACTGGGGAACCAACTTAGGGCAGGACGCAGTATACGAACTGCTACACACTACTGTATGCGGAAAAGAAACCGCAGCAATTATGACCGCAATTACCGTCAGAGAAAGTGGTGGGGGCAATCCGACTTCATGTAATCCCAACACCTTAAGTGGCGACTTCATGTCTTTGGGTATATTCCAGATCAACATGGGCGTTGGTGGATTTAGGGAATATAGGAATGGAACAATTAAAAGGGGCTCTAGTGTGTCAGGGGCACACGGTACAAAGACCTACGAATTAACAGAGGGAACAACTAAAGAGAAAATGCAAGGATGGCAACTAGCAAGCAAAAATTGGACTACAGTTTATCCTGGAGAGCAACCCCCTACTATAGATAATTATAATGAAAAATTAAATGAAAAATATAAATTAGAATTATTTTATGCAAAAGGCGATCACAACGGCGCTGTTATAAGATTAAGAGAACTAGTTGACCGTAGAGTCTGGATACCATTAAATCAAGCATATATGTTCTGGACTTTAGTAACCAGACAAGCCCCATATTACGGTTTTCCAAAACTGGGAACTACACCAGAAACCGGATATTTATTTGCGGCATGGGGCGATAACTACAAAGACCCATATGGATGGCTGGGATCAGTTAAATTTGAACACGCTGTAAGAGTCTATGTAAATGGTGGAGGCACTGAAGCAGCATTAAAGAAATGGGTTAAAGACGTATATTCCCAAAGTGCTAGTACACAAGGCCAGAATTCCGCCGCATACATCGATAGATGGCTAAATGGAGAGTATTTAGTAAATGATTAAGCATAATAGTTTATGAATAAGGAGATCTTTTATGCCAGTTAATTATCCAAAATTTGACAAAAAAATACAAGACCAAATTGATCTATCCCAGATGCAAAGATCTAGGTCAAGGCCTGGAGTAATTATGTCCTACAATAACAATAACAATACCGCAGTTGTAGTATTGGAAGATCATCATTCAGAAAATGTAGGAAATATAATTAAAGACGTAGTATGCCCCAGCGTTAGAGGGGTTCAGATTGTTGCTCCCGTACCAGGTTCTAGGTGCCTAATAGGTTTCAGGGATAACAATGAAGCAAAACCTTATGTGATAAACTATTATGACGATACCAATTCTGGATATAATAGAGCCTATCAATACAGGGTAAATACTGGAATACCAAGGTTTATGGTCCACTAATGAGCAGAGCGTCAATAAATAATATTAATTACCAAGATCCAGCTCTACCTGTATCTTCTGAAATTAAAAAAAGAAAAGAATTTTCCGACAGAGAAGTTGGGCTAACGCACCCCGACTTATCTAGTTTTATTAGGTTAAATGACGAAGGGGATATAGAAATATTTGCTGCCCCCGGTATAGGAATAATCATTAGCGCAAGATCAAAGTCAATATCTTTTTTTGGGGACTCTGTCAGAATGCACACAAAAGAAGATGGCCTTAGGTGGAATAGTTACAATTTCAACTACGCAGCATCGTCCTATATTGAGCCAACTTTAGTTAAAATAAATGCTAAATCAATACATTCTGCCCAGAATGGCGTCAGCTATTATTTAGATACAGCTAAGAAATATGACCAGGAGGAAAAGCAAAAGCCCATTACTATAACTGGTGAGTATGGATTTGCTCCAGTAGTAGACCAATTAAAGCAAAATTATCAATCAGAATATAGTATAGATGGATTGACAAATGAGCAAATAGGTTTACTGGAAATATATCAATCAGATTATTCTAAGAAGCATATTCAATATATGATAAGTCTTATGAAAGAGGGAATATCCTTCGAACAGGCACACCAGTTAGCATTAGAGGCAGTGAATGAGTGACCTATATTTTACTTTAGATGGAGATTTTATTATTGACGGAAAAAAGGACCTCGGATTAGCTCCATCCTCTTTACACGAAGATATTCAGCAAATCTACCTAAGGCTAATGACAGAGCCTGGAGATTTTTACATCTACCCACAACTTGGAATAGACTTATCCAGACTCTATGGATTGCCACAGACAAAGGAAACAGCAGAATTTGGCAAAGCTCTCATTATGGCTGGACTTCAAAGAGAAGGCCTTTTTAAGGGTCGCAATATTAAGATTACTGCCGTTCCAACCAGTAGGGATACTATTAAATTTGATATCCATATAGTATCCGATATAGACGAACCCATCATGTTATCAGTAAGTCAAAATCTAGGAGATTAATAAATGTCCGTTTATGGTATTAAAAGTAAATCAGATATATTAGTAAGTATATTAAATTCCTTACAAAAAGATGCAGCAATATCAGCAGTGTATCCAGGATCCATTGCCAGAGCTTTTGCAGAGGCATTTAGTTCTGAAATATCAGACCTTTATGAGGCACTGAGATTTAATATAACGCAAGGAGATCTATCTAGTGCCTCTGGTAGGAATCTAGATCTGATTGGCGATCTTTACGGCATAACAAGAAAGAGCATAACAGATTATGCCTCTGAAGATAGGCAGTCTTTTAACATAGAATTCTTTATAAATAAAGCCCATAGCTCGGCTATAACCATTCCAAAAGACGTACTAGTTTATAATGATGTGTCAAATTTTATATCAAAACAGTATGGCTTTAAATTAGCTGGTGATGTAGTAATTCCAACAGGTTCAACTAGAGCCTATGGTAGGGTAGAACCGAATTTCTCCGACAACGCGTATGTAGCTCCAGTTAACTCTTTGACAAAGCACAATTTCTTTTCCCCAGCGGGAGTAATTCTATTTTGCAATAATCCAAAGGAAGTATATTCTAATATAAATTCAGAATCTGATTCTAATTTTAGAAGAAGAATAATTGCGTCAATTAAGTCAAAGGCAGTAGGCAGTGCAGAATCAGTAAGATTTGCTGCCTTAGGAGTGAGGGGCGTAAGAGATGTCAGAATTAGAGAAGGCTCTTATGGAATAGGATCTTGCGATATTGTAGTAGTCCCAGAAACAAGTAATGGATTAGGTAATCTTCCTCAAAATATTTTAATAGCAGTTAATGCGGTCAAGCCAGTAGGCGTTAAATTTAATGTTAGAATAGCAGAAAAAGTTACAGTTTCAGTCGCAGCTACTATTAGAATCCCCATGGGTGTATCTGAGACCTTGGCTTCCGGCATTGCAAATCAAGCATCATTATTCGTTAAAAGGTATTTAAATTCACTAACCATAGGGGATACTATGTCCTTGACCCAAATTGAAAACCAAATTAACAGATCTTCTGATTATATAAGAAACACAATTGTATCCAGCATTACCGCCGACGGAAAAGAATTGCCACTAAAAGATTTTTCGTTACAAGGCATTAAAAACTACATATCAGCTGGAACTGTTAGTATAAATTCTGTTATAATGGGATCTACAACTTATTAAAAATAAGTTATTTATAAATAAAATATATATTATAATATACTTTATTTAAACATTAATTTTAGTTAAACTGAGGATTAAATGAAGCAGTACTTGTTACTTTTTAAAAGTGGAGATTTCACTAAAACACATGACGCTTTAACGGGAAATCCGCTATGGACAAGCAGTGCCGTAAACCTATATAGCAATAGCCAGTACAATAATTACTCATATACTAGATCTCGTTATGGCCTTAATTTAATTGGCGATAACACTTATGTGGGTACAGAGGTCACCTCGCCATCACATTCTAATGATATGTCAACCCCCCTTAGTCCAAACGCACTGTATGTGACTAATGCCGGTGAAGTAGTTTACGAGCCAGCTACACCTGACTTAATACGCTTCCTGGATACTAGCTCAAGAATAGATATTCTAGCCTATAAGCATACCTTTACAAACGTACCAGGATTTGAAGTACCATCCTTTAACATTCAGATGCATGAGTCCGACACAGAAGATGGTCCATGGCTAAAGTCTTCGTTATCGTTTGATTCTAATATTATATTCATTAGAAACGCTAAGCCATGGATAAAAATAGAACTTGAAATATTCTCTGAAAATATAGACGTATCGACGCTCGGACTGCTATTCTATTTGGAGATAGGTATACACGAACCCACGTCTCCAGTAATATCAAATTCAGCAAGGAATATCCTAAGAAGATTTCCAACGTGGACAAAATTATTTGATGACTCACTAGAGCCTGCCACCCCCTCTTTAGCTATTCCACAATCTACGGGTGGAAAATTTTTAACAGCATTGGTTCAAGAAAACATAGATGCGATTGTTTCAGAGATTGACCTAAGAGACATCAATGCCTATATCAATAGTGCCGATGAAAATATGCTTGCGTGGGCTTACGTGTCCTATGATGTTCCAACAAATCTGCAGACCATAGTAGGTGATGACGTTATTCTTTCGCCTGTAAATTCCTTATCAGATTTTCACAGAAGTAAAATAACAGATCATGTTTATTATTATAACCCAATGGATAAACAGATTCTTGTCATGAGAGAGTACGTAACGCTTTCCATAAACGGAACTCCTTACGAGCAATATGCAGTTAATATATTTAATAACTTTGATGAATTTGGCGCAAGAGTAGGCCTAGAGAGACTATATAAAGAAACCAACTCTAGATACAAGCAAAGAATATTAGATGTATCTAAGAATATTCCAGGAATCCATAGTGATGGGCTAAAAAGAACACTAAGAAGAGAATTGGACATATGGAGAACTTATGGCGTAGATGTAGACTCTGACAGCACTCAATTTTTTCCATACATTTATGAAATTTCAGACTTAGAAAAAACAACACCTTATTTTTCCCCTTCTGGTAAGCCAGAAAAAATGTTCAAAGATCTAGTAGAAGACTTAAATAATAGATATCCATCTAATATAGGATACGTTAAATGGGGTGAGGGAACCTGGGATTACTCTGGGATGGATGGAGAAGGTGTCTCTAGAATACCCGCTATATATGACACGGACACATCTCCCCTATCGGAATATTATCAGCCAGGTATTGGAGATTTTTCTGACGGAAGATTCATTCTAGAATCATTAGAGAAATCTACTATATCATTCAATGGGTCAATGTCTATATCTGGAGTGCACAAGACCGGAATAGAGTACGCCTACACACCAATTATCGTAGACTATTCATGGTATGTTAATTACTTAAGAACCGTTCAGGATTACGAAGCTGGCAGAAAAAAAGCTGGTACGGGACCGGGAGCCTACGCAATTGGGGATATCGGTCCTGGTGGAGGAAAAATATTTATCACTCCTTCTACGGCTGGTAACTCCACAGGTAAATACTTTGAAGTGGCGCCATTTACATGGAATGGTGGCGGAGCAGACCCAGTGGTGTTTTGGTCCCTTTCAGCCTATGCAACAACCGCAGTAACTGGAGCAAATGGGGAAGCAATAGGTACTGGATATCAGAATACTCTAGATATTGTTGCTCAAGGCAATACATCATCCACTGCAGCGTCAATGTGTAGCGCATATGAAGCAAACGGATTGACGGACTGGTTTTTACCTTCAAAAAATGAATTGATTGAATTGGGAAATCAACAAGCAATCATCGGAGATTTAAGCACTATTTATTCGTATTGGAGTTCCACAGAAGTAGACCCTGATGGCGCATTGAATACAGCAATGTACACGCCAGTTTCATCTATGTCAAACAACGTTAAATATGATGCTGTATTTCCAGCAGCGATTATGGCTCGCCCAGTGCGGTCTTTTGCTGCGCCTCCGTTAGAAAATATAGGAGTAGGGCTGACATATGAAATAATAATGCCCCCACACGACAACTACGCCACTCCTTCTACATTTTATTCAAATTTAAATTACACTAATAGAGAAGATTTTTATGTAGGAAATAGATTTCCCGCTACAAGTTCTGCTAGTCCCGAATTTAACTATATTAGAATATTTGATCAAGAAGGCAATACAATTCCTGATATAGTATTTAAAGATAAGGTATATAATCAGATCTATCTCAATACTCAAGCAACTCCGACAACTAATAATATTAACTTTTATGACGCATCCTCTGTTAAAATAACTTTTTCTAATGGTGGATGGAATTATATTTCCCAAACATATGACACCTCCCTTGCAACGGCAAGCTATTGGGCCTCCTTTACTACGGGCACTCCAAATTACTATACTAACCCAGCTGCCAACGCCTACACATCAATGGCTACCCCCAATAGGCAGCCGCAAGACGCTAATGTAAAAATTGGATCTACTAATTACTCAACAAAGATAGTTAATTTAGATACGATCCCGTTACAGTCTATTCTTGTTCTAAATTCTGAAAATGATCCTACTAACTTAGGAACTTCAACAAAATCCATCTACATTAACGAGATGCTAGATAGAGTAATCTTACCGTTTGACGCAACACCTCAGTACCTTTATGTGAACGTTAGCGCTCCAAATGGGGTGGGATATTTTGGGTCAGAAGATATAGAAACAAATATTATTGGCGGAAGAACCATTAATCCAGATGATAACTCCCAGTACCTAATACCATCATCCCCAAACATATTATGGCAGCCTTTTAATTCTTCGAACGCGTCTATGGGAGCAGCTGATTATTTCGATTCTGCAACAATAAACTATGCGTCAACACCGCACTACATGCTAATTGAATCAGCTACATCAAGTTATTATCCTATATACTTTGACGCGTACGAAACATTCACAGCGGAGGCAACTCCAAATCTATTTAGTGGATATATAGATTCGTTAGATAACGTATATGAGACGGGCGAGGATCCTCTAAATTCCTATTTTAATACCGATTCTTTTTTGAGTAAAATTTACTTAAGTAAAGATTCTTTTGGTCTCCTTCAAGATGATGTATATATTATAAAAGAGGCCACATTAGATACTGGGCAAAATTCAGTTAAGGCATACGTCGAATCTCAAGATTTGCTTTTAAATAATCTAAATTCTTCATTCAGTCAAGGCATAGAAACGTCCGTAGATGTGCATGCCCAAAAGGATAAGTTCTTAATTCAAGAACAACGATCAGCACTACACACAGGCTGGATATATCTAGACGAAAACGATTATTACATATATGCAAATCCAGTTACAGAATCTTCTAGTGGAAGATTTTTTAACGTCAACCTTTCGAATACGCCCAGGAATGGTGCTCCTGTACTTGTTGACGTTGATGGTCAGAATTATAGAAATATAGCTTTTGAAGACGCTGCTACTCCTGGAAAATTAACTTTTCAAAACTCCGAAGTAGTCAATGCTAGCGCAAATGAAATAATCTACTTAGCTTATAAAGACATAATGGATGTATCAATCTTAGATAATTATACTGGTAAACAGATATTAGACACTATACTAGTAAATGAAAATGAAATTACTCTCATCAATGAAGATACTCCGGAGAGTGCAGCCACGCCATTTGTGTATGATAGGGAATACTTAGTTTCATATAAGGTAAATAATGCATGGTATCTTGACAATGACGTTTATGACCCAATCGCTGACGTATATAATTCAGTAATTTATTTTAGTTCAACTCCAAACTCAAATTCTTCATATAATATTACTTACGAAAATTCAATTAATGATATTACATATCCAATTAATTTACATCTGAACTCATCTTTAAATCCGATAGATGAAGGATATATATATGTCAGCAAAGAAGATTATCCATTTTCGCATGTTGAAGCTCATTTGTCACCAGCGTATATTTCTGACTCTACTTCAGATTTAATGTACTTATCTCTAGTATCCCACGATAATCAATACAACCTGAAGCCAGGTCAAACGTTTGCTATTTCTGGTGATTTAATTTCAGCTACGCCATCGTTTATAACAACAAGCGATAATGGATTAGCAACATCCATCATTAGATACAATGGTGATATACCAGCAGTACATCGTGAGGGAGTAATTAATATTATTGGAATAGGATCTGCTACTCCAAATGGTGGAGAAAATAGTTCTTCTGAAGGCTATAGTCTAGAGGTGCCATTTGAAGTAAGTAGAAATGACCCATTTAATTTGTCAGTAAAGGCAGCAGCGTCGGACCTAAACATAAATGCAGACGGAATCAGTAAGTTATCAATATCTGGAAAAGTGTACTGGAAGAATAAGCCATTTAATAATCAGATTCAACTTTCCTGGAACACTGGTAGAACATTAAAGAATCTTTTTGCTGCTACGCCTGATTACGTAGTAAATACTGATTCTAATGGAGAATTTACTATATCAAATGCCATTACAGCTAATGATTCAAGTACGCCAGGTTACTGGTTCGCTCGCATTAATGTTTCCAATCCAGAGGCTGTCACATCTATTCTAACTTCTAGTGGAGAGGTTCTTTCCTCTAATGACGTTACTATATCTGGAGATGTTATATATTGGCATGAATCATATGACGCCATCCAATATAGTTATGAGAATGATATCCCGCTACCAAACATATATACGATTAATAGGCAAGAAAACTCACTGATACTTGCAACTCCTAGCTTCGCCTATGAGCACTCCAATGCAGAGGTTATTTACCCATATAACTCTACGCCCAACTGGCTGCCCCCTAAGTGGGTCCCATTAAATAGATATGATCAATATCAAATGGGATTGATGGGATCTACTCCGTACTATATATCTGACTACTCGCAACTACATCCAGACCATGAGGAAGAATAATGGAAATATTTGACAATTTAACTACTTCTGGCAAGGAAAAAGCAACAAAGATAGGGACTACAGTTCCATTGCACGCCGCGGGTATATCTTGGTTTACTTCAGAATCAATTAGTCCAGCAAAAAATGTATTTATTGCAGATGTTTCAGAAGTAATTATAGAAAATAAGATTAAAGAAACGTCTTCATCAGAAATAATGTATGCAGATGAGCTTGGCATTTTAAGGAGATTAAATGGTTCATCTTCTATTGCAACTCAAAATATAACAATTAGCAATTCTTTTGTGCACAAGAAAACAGTCTCTGAGATATTGGATTTAAATCAAATAAATCCAGACTCATTTAGTCATTATTTCTATGTAAGTAGATACTTTGCGATAGCTCCATCGTCTATTTCTTTAATATCTTTGGATGATTATATTAGCGATGATATAATAATTAGCTTGGGGATAAAGGTATTAGATGAATTTGGAAAAGATTATATTAATCCAATTACAAACAAAAGAAAATATAAAATTTTATTAGAACCATTTAGAACTGAAGATAATTCTTACCTTACTGAAATTCCTTATAGAATTTTAGTATTTCTAGATCCACAAGAACCAATCAACTTAAAATTAATGTACAATAAAGTTGAATCAGATGAACTTGGAAATGTATTTGGATTTCAATTGCGGTATGCTGAAACAATAAATCCTGTTAAGTATTTCAAGGAATTGCCCGAAGAGTCATTTGTAATCGATCCTAACTACTATGGCTCAAAGAATTTTTCTATAAAAAAAATAGATCAAAAATATACTAATATTAATCTAAATAATCAACCAATAGAAAACGGCTACCAAGTCATAGTTCCCAGTAAGGCTATTAAAGATTATAGAACTTATGAAGTTTTTAACTGGCGAATAATAGGAAGAATTAAAAGAAACCTTAATTTTAATCAAGTTTACTATGGCGTTGAGTCTGACATATCTTCGGGAAATTTTTCTAGAACTGTAAAAGCAGCAGTTGTATGCACCGACTCAAGCAGTGCCAATACCAATCCATACGCAATATATAGACTTGAAAATTCTCCTTTTAATCTTACTCGTCTAAAATTTACGAATCCGCTAGCACAAAATGGCATAACTAAAAATCAAGCTAACTATTGGAAAATGAATATAGATACTATATCTATTTCAGACATGGGTCAGTATGATGTTTTAGTCTGGTCACCCGATGCAGCGATTACGCCTGATCAAGCAGCAAAGATTAACTACTTCACAGCTAATAAATTTGGAACAGTAATACTAGATCTGTCGCTATGCCCAGACGCTTCAAAGTTAAACGCTGGTACTCAATTAGTGATGTCGAATCCAGTTGCCGCAAATACAGTGGACATGATAGATAATAATTATCTTATAGATTCTACCAAAAATGGCGGATGGTCCCTGCTAGATAACATTTTTGAAAAAGACTATTATGGAATTTTCGGATCAAGACTTATAAACGGCGATACTACTCTGCCAAAAACTTATAAATATTTTTCGAATCTAGCCAATAACAACATTTTCCTTAAAGCCGGACCCACAACTTCTTCGCAATATCCAATAGGAGCAATTATTCCCGCATCTACCAATGTAGACACTTTGTCAAAAGGTAATGTTATTGCTACAACATTTAATTTACTGGCATATTGCAACTCAGTATACGACTTAGCTTACTCAGAGAAAGTAATCAATTATAATAACGACTCATCTCACTATGGTAGCATTGAAAATGACAACAACGTTTTTTCTGCAATCGTTGAAGGGCCATTTAAGTTATTTTTCAATGCTGTCTCCTATGGAATATACTGCAAGTCTCAATCGCTAAGAGATGTAACTGTGGCTTCATCTTTAATTAATTTTGTCACAGACTGGGATTCATCTTGGGTGATGTATTCAGATGCTCTAGAGGATTCTGAAAAAACTTTATTTGAAATTGTATCTTTGTCGCCATCTGAGAGTGTCTATGCTAGAAATCTGACAACAGATATATCCTCAAATACTTCTAGTATTTTCACTTACTTAAAAACAAAAATGTCAGAAAAATTGCCAGACTTTCAACGTAATTTATTAGCTGAACTTAGCGTTGAGGATATTACTTTTTATATAGAAGCCACAAATCCCGACGTAGCATTTAAAGATGCCGACGTAATAGATAATCCGGACACAACTGAGAATATACCATCGTCTTATTCACTTCATAAAGTTGTAGCATCAAACGCACCGAATGCCCCCCTGCTTGCCTATACTAAAAAATATTCTCCATCCCTACAAAGATTAAGCGGACTTGGTCCCCACTTATTAGTGGAAAGGCCAACTGGAACATCCTCTACTAGAAACCTTAACTCATTAATAGGATTTTCTTCAGGATTCAATTCTTATCCATTTAAATTATCTTCTAAGTTTACATCATTTGAAGGAATAGACTTACCTTATGGATTCGACTGTAATCTCTCGCTAACAGCTACGGTAGCGATTAATGCAGAAAGTAAAAATTTAATAACTTGGTATGAACTTGAAAATCAGGCGCAAAGACCTGATATCGTAGGAACTGAAAATTGGCAATCTGCGATTGATGACCTTAATTTGCAACGCAGTACTAATGTTTCAGAAAGTACAAATGTTTTTCCATATACTGGAGATATAGATATACATGGAATTACAGCAATATGGCAGCAGACAGTAGATGGTGGTGGTGGTGATGATGATGAAGATGATGGTGATGAGTCAATAGACTGGGCAGCCATAGCTGCGTATCTTGCCAGTCTTCCACCCGACACCACTCCAGTTCCACCTGTCGTTCCAATTACCAATTCAACGACAAGTAAACCAGATATTATAACAGTGCAAAGCGTTGGTGTCATTGCGCCTGGAACTAATCCGGCTATAATAACACTTACACGATTCAAGAGTGGAACAATCTCAACAAACGCCGGCTTAGCAGCATATACTCAATTTCGAGTAGGTAAGTTAGCTAATCAAGGCGAATTTGGTAGATATGAGATAATTTTTACTTTCTGCACTCCAGGATTTAAGTCTTGTAGTACTGTGAAAATATTGTACAATCAAACCCAAACACAACTATATAGCCTAGGCTTGGGCACTTTCCCAGCAAGCTTCATAAGTTACAACCCCTAAAAAATACTAGCACATGAGAGCTAAAAGATATGTCATCACATGAATACGTAAAATATATACAGTATACATTAGCAGCTAATGGATATTATTCTAAGGCCATAGATGGGCTATATGGTCCAAAGACAAAATCCTCCGTTAAGGTTTTTCAAGCAAATAATAATCAAAGATTTATTGATGGCAAAGTAGATAGCGAAACTAAATGGTATTTAGCTAAATTCTGGCTGAATATGAAGTCATCAACTCCAGGATTATTTCAAGACTGGAAGAACCTCGCCTCAGAGGATATAAGAAAGTATATTATTGCCGTTGAAAATATGGGAACTACTTCGTCAATTAATTCTAACAAATCATATAAAAAACTAAGCTTTAGTGGAGTAACCGGTCCCTCTGTAGCATCAGATGTTATTTTCTTTGAAATACCAGATGATATATTAAAGATAAATAATATTATTATTACGGCAGATTCAGATCCTAAATGGAGACAATTCAAAGTTGCCTTAATCGGATGGTCCCCTACTTATCAAACTGATATTTTTAAACTTAGCGGACTTGAATTATTAGATTTATCAGCACAGTCTGGGACTGTAACAATTCCAATGAATGGCAGGAGCACATTAGACGCAAAGTATATGTGCATTAACCTTATTGGCAATAAGATATCTGGCTTTGGACAAGCTGAAGGGTTTTCCATTGCAAGGATAGACGTAGATGGAATAGTTCAACCCGGACCCTTGTCAGTTCCGCGAACTGATACTGTCTATTCCCCTCTGCCAATTACCGTTAGCGTTTCAATATCTGGTGCCGTTGAAAATATCTCCCCAAGCACATCAAAGTTAGTGGCACTGAATAGTCTAGATAATCTTAAATCTTTGACTTCATTGAGGAACGGTAATCATTATATTTCTAAAATTGAATATCCCTCAAAGGTAGAAGGAGTCAATACATCTATTACTTTTACTTCCGGCGATGCAAAGACATTGAATACAACTGGTTACAATAATGATGACATAAGAGTTAATTCATTCTCTAACATCGACACAGATCAGCCTATTATATTGTCGAATATATCCTTGGACAATATTACATCTGCAGGTCAAGATATATTAGAAGGCACCCCAGTTTCCGTCTCCAACAATAACAACATACTTAAGGTTGAAACATCAGCAACATATTATGGTGATTCAATAGTGGCAACAAGTTCAATTGATTTGTCCGCCAATCGAATGAGAACAGTGTCAGGAACTGTACTATCTGCAATCGATAAAAATACCATAAACTATGGGGATGGAGTCTTGCTCTTTTGTAATGAAGAAGGTAAGCCAATAGGAATTCCAACCATTGGTCAAATAAGATCCGCCATCGAGGATATGTCATTACAAAATGCAATAGATCTTCAAGAAAGGGACCTGCAGTATGGATACTTTTCAATTACTAGTGAATTTCCAGACGATGGCATTAAGTATGGATTCTATGATATAGAGAAAAAAGAATTCTTAGGAAATTATTTAAATTATGTTGACTTTTATTCAAGGTCAGAAAATTCTTTAAGCAGAAATGTTCAAAATATATTCATTGGAATATGCGCACTAGATGCAGATGGAAAACCTGGTGATAATGAGTTTTTTGGTCTTAATAATTCTAGTACATTTATACCAAGTAGAGTCCCGTTAAAGTATCTAGTTCCAGTATATTCTGTAAAATATAATTCCTCAAGCTCAATTAAGGTTAATGAAATAAGTCCAAATCTATCTAAATTTGACTCATGGGAACTCCCTGTCTCGCCCGGCGCTTTTTCAAAAGAAATACTTATTTCTGAAAGGAATCAGTGGTTTGATTGGAAGAAAGACTACAAAGGTCAGTCTTTACTGGCACAATACAGTACGCTAGATCAGCAAAATATTTCTTGGTCAAAAATATATGGTCATGGCTATTATGATGTCACAGAAGAATATCCTATAATATTAGATAGCAAAAATATAAAAGTAAAAAGAACTCCAATATTAAACTGGAATCACCCAACAAGTTATTCATCATCCATAGCTGGATTAATTAAAAGTGAAATTAAAGTATTCACAAAGGAAACGGCAAATAGTGAATGGGTTGAAATACCATACCGATTAATTAAAGATATAAACTCCTATACCGGAGTGATTACCTTTAAGCGCCCACTGGTGCCATCAAGCAATTCTCTCATTAAAGTTTCTTATACAACCGAAAATAAAAATATTTTACTAAGGCAAGTAGATGGAAATCCCATTCCCCTAAACCCCCTATTAAATGCAGACGTTATTGAGTTTGACAAACCACTTTATATATATATAACTCCAAAAAACATATACAAGAAAACATATACCAATGCGAATTCACTGCCAGTTCAATATACAGAAGTATTAGATCATGATTATGCACAGAGTATAAACTTTACTTATGATCCAACAATTTTTGACATACTTTCCATTAACTATGATCCATTTGCTTTAATGATAGCCATTATCTATGTAACAAATAATCCCAATAGAGAAAATCCAGAATTGTCAGACTTAAGATTAAGAGGTGGTGGAGTAAAGGCATCTATCCAAAACTCAGAAATCATTGAAAATATAGACGAAATACTATCCTACTGGGATACATATCCTCCACAGGGACACGCATATAGTAGGGGTGGATATGTTATAATTAGAATACCAGAAGAAGTCAAAGATAATTTTATTGACGAAAAAGAAATATATAGTATAATTCAAAATAACCTTACGGCTGGAGTTGTATTTGACCTCCAGGATATGAGCGGAGAAGACTGGAACTAAAATGTTAAATTATTTACCAGAAACCATAAATCAGTACTCCTCTTCAACTAGAACTAGTATTTCTTCTTTAATTAAAAGTATGAAAATTTCTAAAGTAGAGCTATCATCACTAGTAGATAAGATGAATAATAATGTAGTTGATAAAAACTTTTCAGCGTCACGGATACCAACATTTTCTGTAATCTCAAAAGAAATATTAATTGACTCATTTAGAAATTTGTATCTAAGGGAGCAACAGCTCTTCTCTGCAGCAAATGCTAATGGCCTAGTCCTCTCGTCTATGGTAGATATTTTTTCTTCAGAAATAGATAAAGTTCAAAATGATTTAGATAAATTAGAATTATTTATTGATAATTACGAATTTATATCTGGCAAAGATGATCTCTTCAACGCTAACTATATAGAAAAATTTGATAGTCTCATTAATGACTACAGGTCAGATAATATTATATTTAATATTCCTGATAGAGATAATATTAAATTTGGAGAAAACGGAAATGCCTTTGTGGATGGATCTGTTGGAGTTTTTAAGATTGGCAATTCTCAAGATACAAAAAACATAATTAGAAACATTAAAAATATTAATATTAAAACAAATTATAATAACTACATAACTACTAATAATGATTTTTTTAATTTATTTAATGATAATCTATCAGACTCATGGACTATAACTGTCAAGAGTCCAGTTATACTTGAATCTCAAATCACAGAATTTTTAAAATATATCAAGTATGATTATTCACTAGTCAAAGGCGCAGTCACATCCGCCGAAATCGAATTGCAGCGTAGCATAAATATTGATACTATTAGATTTAATCCAAATGAATCTAATAACTTTCAAATTCTTCAGGTAGTAGTATTCCATAGTTCGCCACAGCAGTCGAATAATAGAAACGCCGCAGAAAATTATACAACCCTATTAGATCGGCCAAAGCTAATTAATGGAGTCTTTGAATTAAGATTTGATCAAAAAAGGGTAAAAAAAATTATATTCATTTTCAATCAAGCAAACTATACTAGATCAAACAAGGCTGCTCTATCTTCAGAGTTAAACTCAAAAGTATTAGACTCTTTTGTTAGGGGGGTAATTAATGATAGGGCTAAGAGGTTTAGTAAATTTCAAGATATAGTTTATTGGTTCTTTGTTAGGAAAAATACGATAGCTGGCCTGTCCAAAAATGACTACCTAGATAATGATTACTATACTTATAGATTTCCTTCTGAGTTTAGTTCATATATTTCAACTCTAAACGAACAAATTAAAGATTTTAATTCCTTAATTATGGAAGATAAAAATGTATTTTCCAATACTCCAATATTTATAAATCTAATCAACACAATGTTAGATGGATTTTCTGGTAAGTTAAATATTTTTGATAACAAAGAATATTTAGAAATGGGAATGAATAGCAGGGTTACAAGTAAAATCAATCAAACCGGATTTACTCAATATAATGCGTCAAATAAAATAGCGGATTATCGTAATCAATTTTCTGATCCAATAATTTCTTTTCCTAATATTAATGCAGTTAATAATTCTCAAATTGCAGAATCTGAAGAATCTTACGAGTATTCTTTTTCACTAAAATCCATAGAGCTCATTGAAACCTTAGGTCAAGCAAGCAATAAGGCTGTTTTTGTTAGTAAGAAAATTCCAGTAGATGGACAAATAACAGCCTTAAAGGTGAAACTTAATCAGGCGAACAATTCCCTCTCACTAGTACCTTCTCGGTTAGATTTAGGATCTGCGGCATCATATGAAGTGTCAATCTCTAATAAGCCTGCCCCCAACACAGAGTCAGATTGGACTCCCATAGTTCCTTACGGTGTTTCTTTTATAGAATCTGAAATGCTATTTTTTGATCCCGCATCTAAAAAAGCAACTCTTCGTTTTAATGCCATAGGCAATTCTATAAATGTCTACAAGAACGGCATGCTCATGCCAAGAGGTAGTGCTAGCTATGTTTATTCAAACAATAATAAAACAATTACATTGTCTGCTGAATCCTTCAATCAAGTAGATACCTATGTTGCTAGTTACTCCTTAGATTATTCCTCGTCTTCACCAGATGAAATTGATTTTATTAGACAAAATATATTTCTTGAATCAGTTAAATCTTTTGGGACAGAAAATGGACCAGGTGAACGATTTAAGCAAACTGACTCTAATGGCTACATTAGGTTGTCATACACTCCCTACGTTAGCGCCGGAGCGGCAACCAATGCCTTTTATAGTAGGGTTACTGGTACTAGTTTTTCGGGCAACTTTGCTGGATACTCTCCGGTAAGGGTTCAGTTATCAGACGGATCTTATGCTCTTAATATAACTAACTATACTTCCGCTTCTCAGGAAAGTAGTTTTTATGATACTAATAATACTATTTTCATTCACAGTGGACAAGGAATTATTTTTAATAAAAACATAAATACTCCCTTTAATGTAATGTATCAGTACATCCCAAATGATTTAAGATTTAGGATAATTCTAAGAAAAAACATAACGGAATCAACAAATCCAATATCAATTGATAGTTTAATATTAAAAATGAAAACAATAAATTATGATCCATACTATGAAAAATTAAATTCTTATTTAAGATAAAGAGACCTACATGACACAATTATCTGCAAACCTATTATCGTATCAGCAATTATTAATCAAAGTATCTAGATTGATTAGCATAGTTAATTCTACGGGAATCTTTTCTAAAGAAGAAATAGCTAGTGAGTATTCAAACATTTTGACTGAAGTGCAGGAACAAATAGGTGCACCCTTAACTCAGTATGATCCATTCATTAAAGGTGAGCCACCAATATCCTCAAAGATTAATCTATTTTTTGACGGATGCTCAACCGATCTCAATACTATAGCTAGTCAAGTCGATCTTTTGAACGCAAAGTCAATCAGTATATTTAATTTGTTTTCAACAGAAATAGAAAATGAAAAAAGATTTTCAGAAAGAATAGCATCAAAATCTAAAATTTTACAGATGTACTCTAGAAGTCCAGCTGATGACATTTTTTACGTAGGAGACTCTTTCGATAATGATGACTTGATAGACTATTCAAAAATACAAGCTGGACTAAATCCATTAATTAAAAATGGAGTAATGACCCTGCCCGTATCCGCTACTCAAAAATGGAACGCTAATGCAGCAAAAGTTCTAAGTTCCGGAGGTTTTATCGGCAATAGCCACCAGGTAACCAAGGCAATAGATTCGGAAGAAAGTAGTGAATATAAATATATATATCAAAATAGTTCTACTTTAAATAATCTTACCAGTTTAAAAGATTCTAATCCTCTAACATATTTTGAATACGAAGCATTGAATGTCGACAAGAGTAGACCGACACCCCAACCTTCTATCCCGGCAAGGGAAAATGAGTTTAAGTATATTAAATCTGAATTTAGCAGCTCAAATACTAGTGAAAGTGATTTAATAGATTGGTCGACTCACAACACTACAGACCCTCTGGTGCTCGATCTAGAATTAACTTCCTCTAGTAGCCCTGTTGCCAATAGCATAGATATCACTCCATATTTTGGCTCAATGAAATACGTAGAAGTTACTAGCGTATTAATATATGGAAAAGATGGGGTATCACAAGAAGCACTTGATGCTCCGATATACATAGGATCTTCATTGGTTCCACTTAATCTACAAATGGCTAAATCATATTTTTATAGTAAGGCAACAATAAGATTTGCGGAGAGACGAGTCTTTAAAATTCAAGTTTCATTTAAACAGCCAGAGTATTCCAATGTAGAGATTCAACATGTGTACTGGAAGCCGACCTCTTCAAATATAAATAACCCCTTTGTAAACTTGGAACGCTTTAACCCTGACGCTTTAAATAAAGATATATATGAAAAGGTAGAATACAATAAGTACAGTCTTCTTCCTACGGTCTCAAATCCAACAGAATATTCAAAATTAGGGCAGGCTTTTAAGTCCGTTGATGTTTCGATTAAAAAGAAACCAGTTGCAAGAAAATTTTACGTCATAGAAGTTAGCATAACTAACCCCTCTAATCAACAGGTAAAAGCGTATTTTGAAGGATGGTTTTCAGAAAATTCTTCCGACAGAGATGCAAATGGCAATTTCATAGTGATACGAGTTCCAAGATTTCTAGATTCTATAGATGTTACCGAAGATGAAATAAAAAATAAAAACTATGACACGATTGAAGCCGCCCAACAAGATTTTGACGATTTAATAAATATTTATCTTTTAGATCAGGCCACCCCGACGCTGTTAGACGACGGAAGTACCGTCAATATGATAACCGTAGTGGAGCAATCCTTTACTGCACAGGAAAGAGTAAAAAACTATAGAGTACCAGTACAAACAGCCAAGGAAAGATATCCGGCTAAGCGCTGGTGCATAGGGTTAAGGGATATAGAAGTTTATAAAGAAACCTTTAATTCACAATTGGAAATAATTTCGTTACCATTCAGTTTTGATTTTCCGGTAGAGTCAGTAATGCTAGATATTGATTCCAATATTGATGAAGAAATGCTAAAAAATGTATCTATATTAGGATATATCTCAGTGGACAATGGCAGCAATTGGATTCAAATATCTCCTATACAATTAGACTTTTCAGGTGTACCAGAAGTTTTATTCTTTAATCAATCAGTCCTGAATGAATACAGACTTTCTGGTGCGTCATACCTTAACTATCCCACGATACCAAAAGAGGTAAAAAATATTTTAGTTAAGATAAAAATAGTTAAAAAAAATAGAATAAATTTCACTCCAAGTATATATTCTTACCAATTAATAGCTAAGGTTAAAAGATCATGAACATAGCAACAATACAAAAAAGAAAATTTTTAAACAATATATATAAACTATTTTATTCGTCTGGCAATAAACCCTCAGAACAAGAGATAAGAAAAATATTTAATATATATTTTTCAAACAATAGACTTGGCATTCCCGTCTCAGTTGACTACGATGCCTTAAATCAGTCTAATGTAATTAATCATTCTGATCTCAATGAGCTAATGATAACTTCTCTATTCAATCTAGAAATTCTATATGAATGCGTTAATGAAAATAACTATGAATTGATGTCAACGATAACTTCTTTAAATAAAAGGTTGTCAAATTTAAAAACAAAAAGAAGAGAATTAGAAGGAAAAGTGGATCAGTTAATATTTTCTAATTTAAATTCAGATGGATTTTTTTATTCTTTAGTTGATAATTTTTCAAATACAAATCAAATAGATATGTCGCTAACGGACGCTTTTATTGATACGTCCATAGGGAATGTAACTATTCCAAAAATTAGCTCTGGTATATTTGATATGATATCTTCGTCCATAGTAGATATTCAGTCTGTAAAAGTTTCAATATTTGAAAACGGAGCAGAGGTTTATAGCAATACGTCTATCAATGATTTCGATAATGCTTTAGATGGATTAACTGATACTTATTGGAGTTATAAGCATCAATCAGCACAATCATCCTTGACTTCAATGGATATTAATATTCCTATTAATAATAATTTTACGATATCCAAGATTGAAGGAAGCCTATTGACAACAAGTCCAGTCACCGTAATTATAACAGCAACTCCAAATGATTCTTCAATTCCGGAACAAATAAAAATCAAGAATTCGAGATCTGATTATGATAGATTTTCTTTTACATTTAATCCATTAAAATATTCTAGAATTAAATTAACTTTATTTAAAACATATCCTGATGAAACTTCTAATAACTCTGACAAACCTTATATGTATACCTTTGGGCTAAGGGACCTTTTCATAGGTGCAAAATATCATGACAAAAGAGCAACCCTAATATCTAAGCCATTATCAATTCCAGTCACTGACAATGGTTTACTGGCAATAGAATCAGTTGCGCTTGACGTAAATCATCAAACAGGATCCGGCTATGATATAAGTTATTTTATAGCAGTAGATAATCCATCCGCTGTTGGAATCGAAAACTTTAACTGGATAGCGATTGATCCAATCAACGCAAATAATAATTCAAATCCAACATCGGTTAACCTGCAAGCATCAACTAAGTCTATGAAAACCATAGAGAATGGTGGACTAAGTAAGGGTGGACTTGAATTAATTGACTTAAATACAACATCCCTTAATGTAAATGAGTTGAATCCTAATACGTCTGTATATTTTGATAAGAGCGTTTACAGAATAGCAGTAGTTGGCACGGAAGTTATGAAGCAACCATTTATTTTGTCTGGAATAAATTCATTTAAAAATTATTCGATAGTAAGATCCTCATCCGTAAATGCAGTAGAAATATACAGGGCATTAAATGTATGGAGTGAAAAAGTAAACGCTGCCAATGGATCAGATGTAACCATTAGCTCCCCAATAGTAAACCAATTAAGTTCCATTAGTCCAGGCTTTTATGGTATATGCTCAGGCCTGCTAGACGCTAAGATTAACTGCGATTCAGAAAACAACGCTGTACATGTAGTGACAAAGAGTAGGGAAGATTTTAACTTAGCCATATACCTTAATGATACCCTAATAGCTGATCTTCCTAGTGGAACACTTAGTAAAGATGTTGAATGGAACTTTAAAAAGGGAATAAACTTTATAAAAATTGCGTATGATAAAAATTTTGAAGGGTTAATAACTTTCAATATCATGTCTGGAAAATCAATATCTGACTATGGAACTTTGTTCTTAGATTATTTTACCTATCTAGATCCATATGAATTTAGGCAACGTGTATCAGATTCATCTTTTACATTTACTATAGATAATGTATTGGGCTCTAGAGAAATCATTGCATCACAATATCTACATGGTGTGTCTCAGATTAAGTATTATTCAGAGATAACTAGACCCATTGATGCAATTAGATATAGGGCAGATTTATATAGGTCAAGCAACCCGTTAGTATCACCATCGATAGATAGTATAAGAGTTAAATTCAAGCATAGCGAAGAAGGCTAAAATGGCTATTACTTTTAATAAGACCGAAAATAAAAATAGAATTAAAGAACCTTTATTTCAATTAAATAGAGTAAAATTTAAGTCTCCAAGAAATAGTTTGTCTGAAAACTTAGAGAGTAATTTATTAAAAATTGATTTTGCAAGAATATTAAATGAACTTACAACAGTAGATTTAACGGTTTTAGATAAGATAACGTATCTTATCGGAGATATTATAGATTATAACGAAAACTCAAAACTAGACGATGGAATAAGTTATGCTATTGATGGCGTAGGTATCTATATAGATGATATAGATTCTATCGAGAATACATTTGAGGTAGATACCATGAATAAGCTAAGTGGTAAATTAGCTAGATTATTTTACAAAGTTTCACTATTAGAAAATGGCAACTGAAATGGCAGATATTTTAAAAACCAAAAAAAGAGATTATAAGTATAACGGACCTGTTGACAGCTCTGATTATAATTCTAGAATAGAAGAAAACTATCAAGATTTAGTATATTTATATAATAAATCAAATATGGTTGACACAAAACTGTCAGATGCCTTCGAGAGAGTCCTCAAGGATCACGCCTTCCTATCGAATGCAATTAATGATATTTCCGATAGAATTAAAGCTTTAGAATCTGATAGCAATACTTTATCTATTCACTCATTTTCTCAGCTAGATTATTCTAATTTTATTGGAACAAGTTTTGCCGTAGCGGGTACTGAACTATTAAGTTTTGATCCAACGTATAACGTAATTTCCCTACCTAAAGTGTCTAGCGGATCTTTTTCAAAACTCAAATTTGGGCAGCCGGGTGTCGGACAGATTGTCCCCGATTACTTTAAGACCATGCTAAGTCTCAGTTTTGCCGGAGTAGACACCAATGGGGCTATTATTGACTCCACTCCCGTATACAATGCTATTCTAGACTCTCCAGATAAGGTTTGGAAAAGAACAGTAATCTCACCTAGTAATCCAGTAACTGGAGCTCAGATGATGCTCTATGTGAGAGTGTCTCCAGAAATATCAGGATCAAGTAAGACAAATACAATTAAACTTAATCCCTTCCCAGCATTTGGGGTAGAAATTTATTCAATAGAATACACCACTAATACAGATCCATCATTATCAGATAGTGATACATGGATACCGCTTAATTCTAAAGGGTACTATGATGGAGATATTTCTGCAATAGGTAAGGTTCCACCTGGTGGGTGGAATACAGCTGGGACGGATTCAGTAAAGAATTCAGGACCACTATGTTATCAATTCCCCAGTACGGACATCACTGCTATAAGGATAAAATTTAATCAAAAGAATTACTTTACAGAACTTGGAAATTATATATATACTTATGGTCTTTCAGATCTTGACATAAGGTATGACAAATTCTTACCAACTGGAAGAACAATAATAAAGTATACCCCAAAGATTGGTGATGTAATTGATGAAATAACTAACGTTACGCCAAAAATATATAATGTACCCCTAAGTCAAATAGGCAATGTTTTTGACTATAGAATTATATATGACAATGGTGGAACATATAGTTTAGAAAATCCGGGCGCCAATAATCATGTATGGATTGAAGTCACCTTAAGTGTGGCAAATGACACAACAGCTCCAGTTTTGTCTGATTTAATTATTCAATACAACTAAGGTTTAAAAAAAACATTTTGGGTGTACTATAAAGACACGTATCTTTTTATAAGGAGAAAATAAATGGCAACGTTTTACCAAGGGCCCAGACCAGTATTAAAGGGCAGAACAACAGCTGGAATGGTTAACCCATATGTCTCAATGACCGGCAAAGCCAAGGGCACTGGTACATATTCTTTTTATCCACTATATAGCACCAGTCACGTTCTAGATGGTGCGCCAGACAATCATTTTGCTCCTGGCACCGGTCAGTTCCCTGGAAACAGATTCCTGTCCCAGTTATTTAACGGATCTACGCTATATGTACATCCTCTTTCTGGCACGTTCCCTGACGGTTCTGCAACATATGATGGAGCTAGATTCAAGCCGAAAGAGTATAAAGGCTTAGCTGGCGCATCTGCATTCCCTTCAACCTTCGGACACGCATACAATAGACTCAATGACTATGCCCTATATGATAATTTCATATTCGACGGCGTCCCTTCTGCTAATATTTTTGCGAACACCGGCCATGCTCAGCGCACAGATGCTGCTGGCGCACCGGCTTCATTCGGATTCTTTCAGCCAAGTCGATTTAATGGTGTCACAAGTACTGTAGTATTTGTTGCTGGTTATGGTCAGGCAAATACTACTGGAGATTACGGTCGCGAAAAGGTCAAAGAATTCAATGGAGTTCCTTCCGCTAAAGCTCTCTAAAATATTTGGCACCCCGCTCATCTTAGAAAAAGATGATAAAAAAAGTGGGACCATAGCTTGGGGCGGTTTAGCCCTTGGGATTATAGCGTATGACATATATGCTATAAAGTCCAAAAAAATCGAGACACTAACTCGAGCTTTTTGGAGGCATACAGAAAATAAAATAACAGGAAGTATATTCACAGGAGTGTGGCTAGGTTTAACTTTTCATCTTCTTATAGAGAAGCTAATTAGAAAGAATTTTTCCTAAGGTAGGTACCATGAATAAATTACAAAAAGATATTTTAGAAAGAGCTATTTGGACAGCAGCGCAAGCTTTTATTGCTGTCTATACAGTAGGTGGTGTTGACGAAATCAAGTCAGCAGCCACAGCTGCAGTCGCAGCAGCAATAAGTGTAGTTAAAGGTTTAGTTGCAACGAAAATGGGTAATCCTGAAAGCGCAGCAACAATAAAAGACTAAGTCAATAGAACATAATCTGGTACTCTCATGCTATAATGCAGGAATGAGAAAGCCATTGTTACAACAACCCCGTCCACATGAGGCGGGGTTGTCTGTTTCCCTGGACAAGTATATATGTTTACATAATTTTATCTGGAACTATTAAGGATTGATGATGTCTATACAAGAAGTGCAACAGGCTATCGATAACAACTCGCTACCCATTAACGTTGCAGAAAAGTACCTTAAGCTCTATGTTGCGGATGTGTCTTGGCAGGACGCAATAGCAACCTTATGGAAAAATTCTATTAATAAAATACAGAATCAAGAAGCTGCAAAAGAGCATGTGAAGAAGGCAATCAGCTGTGCTACTATACTTCCTCTGATGGAAAAAACAACTATCCCCGATCCAGCCACTAATCTATTATTTTGGTGCACAGGATGGGCTCAATTCGGCAAGAATGATTGGTTTAGTCTTTACCTAGATATCTTAAAAGAAGACATAAAAATTAATGAAACAAGAAATGAAATCATAAGATTAGGTATAATAGATCCGATAGACATATCTCCGATTACAAGACAGGCCTATAATTGGTTATATCAAAAAGCTGAAGAGATCGAAGACATGTCTAAGATAGACACATCACTATTAAATGCCAAGCTGACTAATCTAGTCAAGGCATACGGTGGAGCTGTTATATGTAACATATTCATTAACCATAAATCAAATGTGGATAAAGTTTTCAACTGGAGAAGCGGTTACTTTTTTGAAAAGCAAATACACAAAGTCTATTCAGTAGAACAAATTAAGAAAATAAAATTAGCTGAATTAGCTAAAACTAGTAATAAATACATAAAAACAATAGAAATCAACTCAGGAGATAAAAATGGAAAACAGTATTCTTTCTAAAGACTTTATAAACTCATATGCAAACAAGGTAGCTCCTTGGGGATTTAATGGTCTAGGGGAAATAGTATATCGGAGAACCTATTCTAGAGAAATAGAGTCCTTAGGTAGAAAAGAATATTGGCATGAGACAATAGCACGTTGTATAGACGGCGCTCAGAAAATAGGCGCAGGCTATACAGAGGAAGAGGCAGAAAGACTGTTCGATTATATTTTTAATCTTAAGGGCATATTTGCCGGACGTTGCCTATGGCAATTGGGCACGCCTTTAGTGGAGCAGATGAGTGGCGTCTCCTTGGTAAACTGTTGGATGACAACAATCTCCAAGGTAGAAGACTTCCAATTCTTAATGGATCATTTAATGGTGGGTGGTGGCGTTGGTTTCACCGTAGAGCGAGCAAATGTTCACGACTTCCCCAAGGTTCAAAATGTTCAATTTATTCGACATGAAAAAACCAACGACGCCGACTTTATCGTTGGCGACTCAAGAAAAGGTTGGTCGGCACTGCTCGGAAAAGTTTTGAGAAGCTATTTTGAAACTGGCGAATCGTTTACTTACAGTACCATTCTAGTTAGAGGGTATGGCGCACCATTGAAAACGTTTGGAGGAACAGCCTCTGGTCCCGAAGTTCTTATCGAGGGCATTAAGAATATTTGTGATATTCTAAATTCTCGCATCGGAAAAAAGATTCGCTCAATCGACGCATTAGACATAGCTAATATCATCGGAAAGATAGTTGTAGCTGGCTCTGCTCGAAGATCTGCTCAAATAGCTATCGGAGACCCTGATGATTTCCTTTTCTTAAAGGCGAAGAATTGGGGCAAGGGTGACATTCCCGCTTGGCGTGGCAACTCAAATAATTCAATCTATGCCGACGCGTACGAAGAGATTATTGACGAATTCTGGAAAGGCTATGACGGCTCAGGCGAACCCTATGGTTTGATCAATAGAAATCTTATTCGCAAGAATGGCAGATTGGGAGAAAAGGCTAATGACTCAAAAGTCATTGGAACTAATCCTTGTGGCGAAATCGGCTTAGAGGATGGAGAACCCTGTAATTTAGCTGAAATTTTCCTTCCCAATATCACTTCAAAGGAAGAGTTATTTGACGTGAGTATGCTGCTCTATAAGACTCAAAAGGCAATAACAACATTGGCCTATCCATATAAGAAGAGTCAAGATGTAATCGAGAAAAATCGAAGATTAGGCCAGGGCATTACAGGTTGGCTGCAGGCCACAGAAGAGCAGTTGTCATGGATTGATGAAGCATATAAAAACCTTAAGCAGATTGACGAAAAGTGGTCCGCTACGCTAGGGATAAATAAGTCAATTAAGTTAACAACAGTAAAGCCAAGTGGCACCTTAAGTCTGCTAGCTGGGGTAACACCTGGCATCCATCCGGCTTACGCACAATATTATATTCGTCGCGTACGCATGGGCAGTAATGATCCACTAGTGAATTACTGTAGAGACAAAGGACACAAGGTTCAGTACGATGTAGGCTTAGATGGCAAAGAAAATCATACGATTTGCGTTGTTGATTTCCCGTGCAAAACTCCCGAGCACGCTACGCTTGCAGGTCAAATAACTGCAATCGATCAACTTGAATGGGTAGTTAAGGCCCAATCAGCATGGGCGGATAACAACGTAAGCGTTACCGTTTATTACAAGAAAGAAGAATTGCCAGAAATACAAGAGTGGATGAAAAAGAATTATAAGAATAAAGTGAAGTCAGTATCATTCTTGTTACATAGTGAGCATGGTTTTACTCTTGCTCCATATGAAGAAATAACTGAAGAAATGTATAATAAACTAAAGTCAAAAATTAAAGATGGAATTAACTTCACCGATTTTGGCAATGTGGATTTAATAGATAGTCTTGAGTGTGAAGGCGGAGCTTGCCCGATCAAGTGATACTATGTCCGAAAAAAATGAGTTTGAAAATGAAGACTTTGAAAAGAAATTTTCTGAAATAGTTAATTCTAATGAACTAAAAGAGATATCAGATTCTTTTGCTACCGAGGTAAAGCTCGGGACAAAAGAACTGCTATTAATTCAACAGGCGCTAGCTGATAATATTTCCAATATCACAGAAGTGATCATAGCTTCTCTGGACGGAGAAAATATGCTCGGAGAGCCAGATAGCGAAATATCTGATATACTTGGTTCGTTGTATAAAATATCAGAAGATTTTAATGATTGCATGACAGATAACTTTATCTCTTTTACAATCATTGATGATGAAGATGAGGATTTTGAAGATGGAACAGAATGAAGATAAATTAATTACGGTATTAAATAACGGATACGTTAGATTAGTTGACGTTATGGGTTCCGACCTATCTGTCGTAAATGCCGCAAGAGCATCATTTGCTAAAGAATCTAAGGAAATGACAGTCAACGATGGAAGACTGTTGGATTTTCTAGTAAGAGAAAATCATATGTCTCCATTTCGTCACGCTTTTATGACGTTTGAAATGAAGGCTCCTCTCATGGTTGCTCGTCAGCACTGGAAGTATGTAGTAGGCTCTGATCACACAATGGACTCATGGAATGAGTCTAGTAGAAGATATATTACTATGGATCCGGAGTTCTACATTCCGACCAATGAGCAATGGCGCTTGGCTCCGGATAATAAAAAGCAAGGATCTGGTGGACCAATAGACCCATGGACAGGATCACTTTTAACTCAGCAATTACAGGATTATATTGCTCAAGGTGAAGCACTTTACTCTATGGCTATGCAGAATGGTGTTGCGGCAGAACAAGCTAGATTATTTTTACCAGCCTATGGAATGCATGTTATATACCGATGGTCTGCTAGCCTACAATCTGTAGCTCTTTTCCTAAATCAGAGATTAGCAGAAGATTCGCAAAAAGAAATACAGGAATATGCAAGAGCGATACATACTCTTATTATGGATAAATTCCCAATCTGCATAGAACTCCTAACTAGAGGTTAGCATGATTGACATATTAAAAATCTTAGTATTTACTTTTGTTATTAATTGGTGCGTGTCACTTCAAATTTTAAATCAATCTCTTCCAAAAGGAAAAGAAAAAACAGTTGCAATTCTTTTATGTCTAGTTTCAGGCATAGTTGCAGCCTTAATGGTAAAGTAATAGTCTAATGAATAGAAAAGATGAACAATACATGGAGTTATGTAGCTCCATATCTAAGATATTTTCAACGTGCGCTAAAAGAAAGTACGCTGCTATTTTAGTAGATGAGTATGGACATATAGTTGGAGTTGGCTATAACGGTGGCCCCAGTGGAGTGACTCACTGTGATCAGGGCGGATGCCCCAGACTAACAGAGGGTTCCGAAAATGGTTCCATCTATGATAATTGTATAGCAATTCACGCAGAAGCAAATGCATTACTGCACTCTGACTATTCCTCAAGAGCAAAAAAAATGTACATCAATGGACCACCGTGCTTCTCTTGTGCTAAACTAATCGCTAACTCAACAGTAGATACAGTCTATTGCCTATCCGATCAGTCCTATAAAGAATGGCCTAAAGTGAAGAAGTTTTTGTCTGAGTGTTCCGTAGAAGTTTTGGAGGCGAACCATGCCAGCAGCTAAGTTAAATTATTTAGTAGTATACAAAAATCACAGTCAAGTCTATGGTTCCTCTTCCAAGAAAATAGCATTAGATAGCCCTCCTCCTGAAGGTTATTCCTTAGAGGATAAGAATATCTTTTTTGTAACATTTGAGCCAGATACCGATAATCTTGCAATACATAGAGTAAATAATAAGGAAGAAATTAATGTCAAAGAAACAGAATAACAAAAAAAAGCTAAGCGTCAAACTATCAATTGGAGATACTGCCATAGTAATAGACTACGAAACAGCTATGCATATCGCTGAAACATATGATTACCTCGCTAATGAAAATGAAAACGAACATGCAGAGTCCTTCAGAAGAGTAGCTGACACCGTTAGAATGCAAGCCATAGAAAATTATTTTGACTCTACGGATGATGACTATGAAGAGTGGTAATAAGTTATTTTTTTTTGTTAATTTACTTGCAATTGGATATGCATTAGGTCAAAATAGGTCAAAGAAAATGTCAGAAGAACACAGAAAAAATCCAACATTACATCAATATCTAAATAGATTTAAAGAATTTTTTAATGAAGATAAAATAGAAAGTATTGAACAAGAATTTTTTAATTTAATTGACTTTGGAATGAGTCCGGCAATGGCCTTTGAGGCAATTACTTTTAGCGGAGAACTAAATTGATAGATTTATGTGTAGTTAATTACAATACTAGGCCCTTACTTAATAGATTTCTAGACTGTTTACATAACGACCTGCATGCAAATGAAAAAGTATGGAATTTATATATAGCTGATAACGATTCAAAAGACGATAGCGCAGAATGGCTTAAGTACAATTCTGAAAGATATAAAATCAATAAGGTATACAATAATAAAAATATAGGATATTCAGCCGCTTGTAATCAATTAGCTAAAGACGGGGAAGCAGATATAATCTGCCTGTTAAACGCAGATGTGTGGCTCTCAAGTGAGAGTTTAGTTAATATTCAAAATATATTTAATAACAATCCAGATATCCATATTTTAGGTCCGAAACAAAGAGATGAAAACGGATATATAACTCACGCAGGAATCGTTGGCACAAATACACAGCCACGACATCGAGGATGGCGCGAGCACGACCCAGGAGATGTTTTGTATAAAGATAGGGTAGAATGCGTTACCGTATCAGGTTCGGCATACTTTATCCGCAGAGAGGTTTGGAATGCGTTAACTAATCACCCAGGCTACAGAGAGATGCATCCTAACGCAGAAGGAGCTTTCCTCCCTACCCCTCACTATTACGAAGAAACTTGGTGCTCTTACTTTGCAAGACACTTAGGCTATAACGTTATATACGATGGAAGCGTTTCTATTGGCCATAGCTGGCACAAGTCTTCCACTGTTGGGGGCGAAGCAGATTCTCACTTTAAAACAAGTCAGGCAATATTTCGCAATGCGTGCGATTATATTGGAATAGAAAGAGATTAAGATGGTAGATAAATTAAATCCATGGATATATAATGCAGAAGTAAAGAAAGTTGTTGATGGTGATACATTTGATATTATTATTGACCTAGGGTTCGATACTCTGAAAAGAGGTAGAGTTCGTCTTTATGGGGTAAATACTCCAGAGAGTCGCACTACGAATATTGAAGAAAAGAAAATGGGCCTAGCCGCAAAAGAATTTACTGATCAATGGTTAACAGCCGCTAGCCATAAGGTTAAAATAGAAACTATCATTGATAAGAATGAAAAATATGGAAGAGTTCTAGCTCGAGTATGGAATGCAGCAGGAGAGTGCTTAAATGATGCTATAATAGCATCTGGTCTTGCTAGAGAATACTTTGGCGTAGGCGACAAAACATTTACCGAATTCAAAAAGGATTAAAGTGCAAACATTTCTACCATATGCAGATTTTCAAAAGTCTGTAGAAGTATTAGATTATCGTCGTCTTGGAAAACAACGTGTAGAAAGTTTCCAAGTTTTAAATGTCCTATTGAATAGAACTCAGACTAAAGGATGGCGCAATCACCCTGTTACCTTAATGTGGACTGGTTATGAATCCGCTTTAAAGCTTTATCAAAATATAACCATACGGGAATGGGTTCGTAGAGGATACAATAACAATATGTCCTATGAAGAAATAGAACCAAACTCAGTGGTTATGCCATTTTGGTTTGGCAATGAAGAATTTCATAGATCTCATAGATCAAATCTTCTTCGTAAAGACTTTGGATATTATTCACAATATTTTGATGAACCGAATGATTTAGAGTATTATTGGCCAGGGGTATCGTATGCCGCTTAAGGTATTTCTTTCCGGAGCAATCGAGGGAGTAGAAGAGTATGGCCGCTTTTGGCGTAAGTCGGCAACCAAGGGCTTGCATTTAGCGGGATACGATGTCTTGGATCCAACTACCATCATAGATGAGGGTTATCAAGAACCAGAAGAAATTGTTGAAAAAAATCTTTTCATGCAACGCAGAGCAGATATCATTCTGGTAGAATATATGTTACAAGATCGCGCGTATATAGGTACTGATTTTGAGTTAGCTTGGGCTAAATTTAACAATCAGCCAGCAGTAGTTTTTTGCTGTGACTCAAATAAAAATAGAGTCTACCTAAAATACATGGCAACAAAGCTTGCACCATCAATGCAAGATGCGATAGAATATATCGCAGTCAATTATCCATCAAATTAGTCTAGAAAGGACTAAAATGTCAGACAATAAGTTCAAGTATTTCACAGTCACAACAACATCAGTAGTTAAGGCAAATAATAAGGCTGAAGCTCAAAAAATTGCAATGAGCAACGGTCGTCGCACTTCTGGTATTTCCGGAGAACTCATCTGCAGCGATGTAGAGATTGAGCGAATTTCTGCTATTGAAGCTCGCGAACAACTAGTTAACTGATATAGTCTTCGTATCTTATTCAATATAGATTGAGGGGAGAGATCCTCCCCTCAATCTTTTTTACCCTTAGGACAATAATGATTTATGCACAAATGATAGGCCGCAATGAGTCTTCTAGATTTTTAGAAGATGTTCTTCAAAAACTTAGTAGTCAAGTTGATAAAATTATCTTTACTGATGATTGCTCCACTGACAATACTCCTGAAATAGCTGCAAAGTATGCAGAAGTGTTTCAGTCGCCAGAGCCACTCTTTAAGGTTCACGAAGCTAAGCTTCGAGCATATGCCTGGGGCAATATGGAAAAGTTTGCCCAAAAAGGTGACTGGATCATTGCAATCGACTGTGATGAAAAGCTTTTTCACTTAGAAAATATTGACATTAGAACAGTATTAGGTCAATCTCCACAAGATGTAGTCAATGTAAGATTTTATCATATGTGGAACGAAAATCAATATAGAGTAGATAAGCTTTGGGCGCCAAATAATAGTTCTAGAATTTTTAGATTTTTAGAGGGTGGCGGATTTGCAAATAGAAAATTAGCTTGCGGTTCAGAACCTACTTATGTAGCTGACTGGATGAGACAAGGTAACTTTTGGAAAGACTCTAAACTGGTAATGCAACATCTAGGGTACATTTTAGATCAAGATAAGCAAATAAAGCATGAGAGATATACTGAAATAGATGGTGGAGAGTTTCATAATCTTAGCCATATCAACTCAATATTGGACACTAACCCAGTCTTAATCGACTGGGAAACATTTGGAATTTAATAGGAAAATATGACATTTTTAAATCAAACACAGTCCATTATCAACCTAACATCTGCTATGGAAAAGAAGAAAAAATTTTCATACATCAATGTTCCAAAATCAGCAATAATTGCCCTAAGTAAAAACTCGGATAATTCTTTTCCAAGTCATTTTGCAAAAAGTGTAGTCTCATCATTGAAAAATACAGATCCAAATGTAATGAAAGCAATCTCGCATTCACTAGTATCTGATATTGAAGATGGTAAGCATTACAAAATAGGTCTTCATAAAAACGGAGAGTATTACTACTCTAATATCTTTGAGTATTATTACATGAATAATAAAGAGATATATAATTCAACAGTTAATTACTACATTAAGAATACTCCTAGTGTTGTTATTACTTTTCATGATAAGAAGATAATTCAAAAACACTTTGGAAACAGTACTCATATTATCAACGTAGCATATACTAATTATTATGAAAAGATTGATAACATATATGCGCAACTCGCAGAGTTTGAAGGCGGAGTCGACTATTGCATTATGGACTGTGGAGTATTGGGGCTAGCCTTAATGTCTAAGGTATGGGAAAACTTAAATATGTCGACCATAGATTTTGGTAAAACACTTAGTTTGAGTAAGGTTACATATCCTCAGCCAGTAGCATGAAAGATAAAAAAAATAAATTAGAAGAAGATGATGTACAGTTTTTGATCGATCTCTTGCTAGAAACAAATTCATCGATTAGTGCAATAGCTAGACAGTTAGACGTTTCAGTTAATGAAGTCAACAAAAAAATAAATCAATTAGGTTTGTCTTGGTTGAAAGAATCTAGAAAAAAAATGTCTAGAGGTCAAACAGCTCTAACTCAGATCATGCAAAAGATTCTTCCAGGTGAAGAAATAGTAAATGAGTATCACATTGATGATAGGCTAAGATTTGATGTTTACTGTCCTTCATATAAGCTTGCGGCAGAATATCACGGACGTCAACATTTTTTTTACACTAGTAGATTTTTTGAATCTAAATATGAGTTTGAAGAAGCTCAAAAAAGAGATGAAAAGAAAGTTCAATACTGCAAAGATAATGGTATTGCTCTAATAGTTTTTCGCTATAATGACTCCCTAACTGAAGACAGCGTGTATAATAGAATGCTAGAGGCCATTAGATCCAGCGATTATATCTCTGATAAGAAGCAAAAAAAATCACTTACAGACAACCCATTCTACAACGAAGCAAAAAAGAAAAACTCTGAGTATAGAAAAAGTCTATACAGAAAAATAAAAGGTTCTAAAATTGATGACAATAGAAGAAATCTCTGAGTCAGAAAATTCACCGTTAGAGTATCAGGCCTTTGCCCTATGCCTAAAAGAGCATGGGGCAATATCTTTTTTTAATGACAACTTACCTACGGATATAGTTGGATTGATACATGGCGAAAAAGGAACTCATGAATTTTATGAAGCTTTACTATCTTTTCATAGGGCCACTAACTTAGACATAGTTAATCCAATAGCCTTTAAGTCTTGGTTGGAAAGTGAAACAGATATCTACTCTGCCCTAGGCGGCGGTGCTGGCATATCAATTATGCTGGACTATATTTTGGGTGTCGATACTCCCAGTAGAGAATCCGTTTTAGAACTGCTCAAGCATAAGGCAAATAAACGTAAGCAAATTAATTACTTACACGAGCTTCAACTGCTTTTGAATAAAAAGGGCCTAAAGTCAATAGAAGATGTAGATAGAATTTCCGAAGTTACATCTCAGATTAAGGAACTAGAAAGCTCAATTAAATATAATCCATTAGATAAATTAACAACCGCCAATGATATTCTGGCAAGAGTTGATGGCCTTTTGGACATTCCCAACTTTATGTCTACCCAGTTTAAATCGCTCAATAGAGCAATGGGGTACACTGACGAAGGAGGGTTCTTTAAGGGCGCCGTACACGCGATTATAGCTGCCTCTGGCAAGGGCAAAAGCACCTTCGCAAAGTGCCTAGCCAATCATTGGCTGGATACTGGGCATAGGGTTCTTTTCGTAAACTTTGAAGAAGCTACTGGCCATTGGGAGAGAATCCTTATGACTCAAATTATTGGCAAAAATGTTTATTCAGAATCAGATAAGTGGACTGAGACCGAAAAGCAGGGGTACTTAAATCAATTTAAGGCTAAGCTTGAGGAATGGGGAGATCGCTTAATGGTTCGCCATGATCCGGACACCCCCTACTTTGAAGACCTTGAATTATGGTTAAGAGACTTAATAGGCCATGGGGATAAAATTCCAGATGTTTTGATTATTGACACAATACAATCCATGTTTACCCGAGGTGCAGGAAAAGGCAAACCACGTTGGGGCGAATTTGAAGAGATGATGGTGCGCCTAGAAAAGCTAGCTAGAGATATGAACTGTGCACTAATTATTACAGCGCAGGAAAACTCAAATAGAATGAAAGAAAAAAGAGAAGTTGTTCAGCAATCAGATACGGGCGGATCTCTTGCCATTCAACAAAAGTGTGCAGTAACTATTTTCATTACGGAAAAACGATTAGCATCAAGTGATGAGACTGAAGATGAACACGTAATGCAGCTTCAAATACCTAAGAATAGAATTACTGGCTCTGCATTCATGTATGATCCACCTCTAGTTAGATATAATGATGAAAAGAAAATATATGAAGAATATGAACATGTTTCTAAAGATTCATATTCAAATGAAACAGACTTACAAAACCTATTAAGTGGAGAAGGATTTGATTGATGATCAACCTTAGTGTAAATTCGATTAAAGATTTTCAAACATGTGAAAGACTATATGATTATAGGTATGTAGAAAAGCTTCCAGAAACTATCTATTCTAGAGATATATATACTTCTAGATTTGAAGCAACAATAAAAAGCATCATACATTTTTTTTGGTTTAAAAAACAAGGTGGCATTACCCCGTCATACGCTTCTCTATTAAATAGATGGGAAAAAATTTGGTTTCCAAAAGATACTAGTCACTATGACATAACTACGGAAAAGCATGAAAGCGCCTACGGCAATGCAGCGAGCCTTACAACGCAGGCAGCTGGGTTGCTATTAAGGTTTCATGAAACATATAGCCAAATGGATGTGATACCCTTATCTATCTATGATGACTATATCATTACAGTCAATAACGGCACCAGAATAGAAGATAAATTTGATGTCATATATAGAAAAGATAATGAAAATTATGTAGTTAAATTAATGTTTAACTATAAAAATAATTATCGACACATATATCAAATGGATTTTGCGGCCATGTATCTTGCATTTAAGAATTTGCATCCGGCTAAAATAAAAAATACTAAGTTTGGATATATAGATTTATTGTCTAACAACTTGTCATTTAATGAATATGAGATAACTCAGCAAGATATAGACTCAATAGAATACTGGTGCGACGCCATAGAATCTAAAGAAGTTTTTGTCCCCAGAAGAGGCTTAACGCAATACTGCAAGAAGTGTCCATTCGATGCGCCTTGCTCAAAATGGAATGGATGGAAGTAATGGCTAAGAATATATTAGATGAAATACTAAAAGAAGATAAGAGTGATATCATCTCAAATGAGAATGAAATTTTATCTGAACTTTTAAACGAAATTAATCTCATCAATGATGACTCAATAGCATCTTTCGTTAGATCAATTTTACTTAAGGCAGAGATTTTTTGGAATATACCATCAAGTTTTTCTGGAAAATATCATCCGCCGGATGAACACAATGCCGGAGGCAATGTTCTTCACACTAAGCGTGTGGTTAGAGTCGCCTCGATAATGTGTGACTCCTATTCATTGTCGGAAGATGAGAGAGATATAATTATCGCCGCGTGCATACTTCATGATGTAACAAAAGGCATTGCCTCTGAAGATTTAACCTCATTTAATTATGATCCAATGCACCCCTATACAGTAGGTAATTTTATATCTAAATGCCAGATGCATGATAAGGAGTACGGAAATGACTCCCAATCTACTAGTCTATTTATATCAGAAGATGTGGCTCAAACTATATTGCGCCTGATAAGATGTCACCTTGGTCCCTGGTCTCCAGTTCCAGAGACCTGCCCAATAACATATATGGATTATATTGTTCATATAGCAGACAACGTTGCAAGTAAAATTCACAAAGTTATTGAAGATAGCGAGTTAATGAATGAACAGTGGAGAAAGTCTTCGAAATAAGCAAGTGAGAATAGTTAATAGGATGTTTATTCTGTCGCACCTAGATGATATAATAAAAGAGTCCATTTACTATAGATCACATTCTGGCAGTATTGTAGAAGAAAAAATAGCCACAATTGATATTAACTGTGAAGAAGGTAAGGCTAAAATACTATGAGAATACCAGATGATGATTCTAAATATTTGTCTTCTTGGAAGTATGTAGAAATAGCTAGATATGTACCTTCTCTTTCTAGAGTAATACGTTCTAAGAATGGCGATAAACCAGTCCTCATAGACGTTAATGATATCGAGTCTTTTAGAGCAGAGAATAAAAACACTGGACTCTATACATCTGTCTGGTCCTATAACTCTCAGGATCTAGAAGAGGCGGTTAGACTAGGGTCTTTATACTTTGACATTGATAATAAAGACCAAGAAATATCTTACGTAGAGTGTATGAAGTTATATGAATACCTATTGCAGCATATTCCGCAATCTGCCATAATAGTTTACTTTACGGGCAAAAAAGGATTTCACATCGAATGCGAAGCTGTCACTCTGGGCATAAGTCCATCCAATAATCTTCCAAACATATTTAGATTCATTGCCACTTCCCTAAAGGAAAAGCTTAGCCTTACCTCTTTGGACTTTAGCGTATATGACGCAAGAAGAATGTGGAGACTACAGGGAAGTCAACATCAAGACACTGGTCTTTATAAAAACATAATTCCACTTCAGATATTAAATAAGGGAATTGCAGACATATTAGAGTACTGTAAAGATCAATCCGAAAATAAAATAGAAGAACAGTCCTTTAACGCTAAAGCAAATGAATGGTTTAGAGAGTTTACATATAACTTAGAAATAGATAAAGAAAGATCTAAGGATTTTATTGGATACTTTAATAGGCATGGGTCATCAGCCTTTAAGACAGTAGAAGAAAAAGAAAAAGATTTTACCCCAAAAAGATTACTGGAAAGCTGCTCTGCCATTAAAAGATTATGGCAACAGGCTATTGACAGTAAATATTTAGAGCATGAGGCTAGACTGTTCCTGTGTTCAATCCTAACCTACAATCAAGAGTCTATTGAATTCTTGCACGGTATACTGAGTAACTGTGACGATTATAATGTGGAGAAAACTAATAGCCACATTAATGATTGGGTCAAGAGAAGAAACTTAGGAATTGGTGGAAGACCCTATACTTGCGAAAGAGCAAATGCAGCCGGAGTAGGATGCGGCCAATGCTCTTTGGAGAAGAGAAATAAATGGGTAAAAGTAGGGGATAAATTTATGGAAACTCAAGAGCAATCTGCTCCATCTCCGATCAGATTTGCGTACGCAGCTCTCAGTAAAGGAGGTGAACATGGAAGAGAACAATGAAGTAGACGATGTGATTGGCGTTTGCTCTGAATGCAAGTCAGATCAACCAGAAAAATATATGTACAATAGTCCATTTGCCCAAGAAGGAAAGTCAGTGCCTTGTAAGTTTTGTGGTGGAGTAGTCATTATTACTTATCGTCAAACAAGAAATAGAGCCTTAGATGGTTCAGATAAAAGTAGAGGAATCTAGTGAAAAATTGGACAAACTTACATAACCATACGGTTTACTCCATGTTGGATGGTCATGGTCGAATAGAGCAGTATCTTGATAGAGCGCAGTCCCTTGGGATGAAGGGGCTAGCGACTACCGATCACGGAAACATCCATTCATGGTTAGATTTCTATGACGCTGGAGTAGCTACTGGGGTTAAGCCAATTTTAGGTTCTGAATTTTATCAAGCTAGAAAAAGTAGATTTGATAAAGATCAAGAAGAAAGATCAGGTCCAGCTAAAAATGAGTGGGAACAAAGAGGCCCCTATCACATAACTATTTTAGCGAAGAACAACGCCGGATACAATAATATAATTAAGATGTCCTCTAGGTCTTTTATTGAGGGGTATTATGTTAAGCCAAGAGTTGATCATGATCTCATATCAGAACATTCTGATGGCATCATCGTCCTATCTGGATGCCTTAACGGAGAAGTATCTCAAGCACTATTGAGAGATGATTTCAACTACGCACTGGCGTCTGCTAAAAAGATGCAAGACATTGTAGGAAAAGAGAATTATTTCATTGAGATTCAAGATCACGGCTTATCCGAGCAAAGAAAAGTATTCAATCAGCTAATCGAAATTGCATCCATAATTGGCGCCAAAGTCGTTCCTAGTGGTGATTGTCATTACGTGCATCAGCACGACGCTAGAGCGCATGACATCATGTTATGCGTAGCCACTAACGCCAATATCAACACTCCTAATAGATTCTCTTTTAGTGGCGATGAGTTCTATCTACAGTCCTATGATGACATGGAGAGAAGATTTAGTTCAGAGTGGCTGAGAAATACCATGGACGTATGTGACATGGTAGACGTTAATCTTAATTTTGGAAATATTTATTTTCCTAATTTTCCTATTCCTACAAGTGAATCTTCCATAGATTATTTTGAGCGATTAGCCTGGAGCGGATTAAAGGAAAGATATGGCGACCCACTCCCGCAGCATATTGTAGACAGAGCTCTCTATGAGATGAGAGTCGTAAAGGATATGGGCTTCCCGGAATATTTTTTGGTTGTTTCTGATTTAGTGAATTGGGCTAAAGATAATAACATTAGAGTTGGATGGGGTAGAGGATCCGCTGCCGGAAGTATTTTGTCGTACGCATTTAAAATTACTAATCTTGATCCCATTAAATTTGGTTTAATGTTTGAGCGATTTTTAGTTGAGGGAAGAAAGTCGATGCCTGACATCGACCTCGACTTTGATGATAGACATCGAGACGAAGTTATTGACTACGCCAGATCAAAATATGGATCGGACCACGTTGCACATATCTGCACATTTAATAGAAGCGGTGCCAGACAGTCAATCAGAGACGCTGCAAGAGCACTAGGGCACGATTTCACTACTGGTGACTCAGTTGCAAAGTTAGTTCCACCTCCTATTCTTGGTGTATCCAAGAGCCTATCTGAGTGTATGGACGTTGAAGACTTCAGTCAACTTTATAATAAAGATTCAACAGCTAAAAATATTATTGACGCAGCTTTTGGACTAGAGGGATTGGTTAGACAAACTGGCATTCACGCCGCTGGAATTGTTATTTCTCGCGAAGCTCTTACTGAATATCTTCCAGTAATGAAAAAGGGTGCCGACAACCCGTTAGTAACTCAATGGGACATGGGAAGAGTTGAGCAATGCGGACTTCTTAAGATTGACTTCCTTGGACTTAGAAATCTTGGCATTATTGATTCATGTGTTAAATTAGTTCTCAAACATAGAGGTATAGACGTAGATATAGATTCAATTCCCTTAGACGACAGCAAAACTTACGATGAGCTTTGCAAGGGGAACTGCGCAGGAGTATTCCAGCTTGAATCATCTGGAATGAGACAGCTGATGATGCAGCTACAGCCACGCAATGTTGAAGACATTATGGCCCTAATATCCCTGTACAGACCTGGTCCAATGGGCTCTGGAATGGACAAAGAGTACATCGACAGAAAGCACGGTCGCAGTAATGTCAAGTATGAGCACGAGAAGCTAGAAAAGGTTCTAGCACCCTCTCTGGGCATCATGCTATACCAGGAAGATGTCTTGGGAGTGGCAAGAGAATTAGCTGGATTTACATCTGCCGAAGCCGACGATCTTAGAAAAGTCATCGGCAAAAAGTTAATGGAGAAAATTGCAAGCATACGCTCAAAGTTCGTGGAAGGTTGCCAAAAGACATCCGGCTTAACTGCATCTTTAGCTAATAAAATATTCTCAGATATTGAATACTTTGGAGGGTACGGATTTAACAGAGCACACGCAGCTAGCTACGCTATGATTAGCTATGTCACAGCTTATCTTAAGGCTAACTATACAGTTGAATACATGGCAGCACTAATGTCTTCAGTGGTTGGTAATAAAGAAAAGCAATCCTTTTACTTAGCTGACTGTAGAAAACTAGGAATAAATGTACTTCCTCCATCGGTTAATTATTCTGGAATCGACTTTGAAGTTGATGGAGATAGTGCAATAGTTTTTGGTCTATCAGCTGTTAATGGAATAGGCGTTTCTATCGCAGATGCAATTGTCAATGCTCGAGATTTAAATCGTCCATATACTAGTATTTATGATTTCTTTAGAAGATGTGATCCGTCAACACTTAAGAAAACAACGCTAGAACATCTTGCAAACGCTGGAGCCTTTGATGAGTTATTTGACTATAGAGATAACCTAGAAATTAATAGGATACAAGAAATACAACTTTTAGAAAAAGAAAAAGAAGAACTTGGGATGTACGTAACAGATCACCCAGTTAATGGCATATGGGATATATTATCTAAAAAAATTGATTATGAAATTATTGATCTAGCGGAAGTTGCAAATGGAACCCCAGTAAGAGTTGGGGGAATTGTGACAGACGTGAAGAGTATAATTACAAAAAAGGGAACGAAGATGTATAAAATCTTACTAGAGGATATATCTTCAGACCTAGAAATTGTTATATTTCCCAACTCCGCCAAACAACTGGGAGAAGATCCCTTTGTTAAGGGAGACATTTTTATTATGTCAGGATCCGTAAATAGAGAGAGCGATGAAGAAGGCTCTATCGTAAGATTGTTTTATAATAGTTCAGAAAAAATAGATTCACATGTATTTTCCAGTGGGAAAGCTTTAATATTTGATGTCGATAAAAGCATCTCGCCTTTAACTATTCAAAAAATATATGATATAATTGAATCGTCAAAAGGTGACAAACCAGTCTTTTTGCAAATAAAAGACGGTGCGCATAAATTTATTTATAACTTTAAAAATAATACATCTGAAAAAGTTAAAAGTTTTATAGAAGAAATCATTAGAATGGAGAAACAAAATGCCTAACGTAAACCCATCAGTAAACCCAACCGATAAATGGTGTTGGGTTTTTTGTCCGTCCTGCAATAGGTGCCAGGATAAAGGGCGATACACAAAGTGTAATGGCTGCAGTGGGCGCTATGACCCTGAGCTAAAAGTTACTGCAGACAATGATGATTTTTGCGACTGTAAAAATGGCGTACTTAGATGGAAGACTCAGCAAGGTCGTTTGATAACTACCAAGTTTAAGACAAATCCATTCAAAGGTCAAGTGAAGTATGAAAGAATAACAGAAGATGAACGAGACTGGGATTCTTATGTTAAAGATATGAGAGAAAAATTAGATAATCCAAATTGGAATCCAATAGGTATTTACGAGGAGTAAAAAAATGCTAGCAAATGTTCCAGCAACAGTAGAAAAAGGCAATATTAAGTTAACCGAATATACCGATTCGACATATAATTATGACGATAAGTTATTTCTTCAATGCACGTGCGTTGGTTTCTACCTGACGCAAAAAGAACTGAAGGACCTATATACGGTAGTTAGTTATTACTTGCATGCAGAAGAACTTACAGACGTTAAGGTATCCATAGGGGGCGAACATGTGGCCCTATGAAGAAGATGATCATATGGAATTAGGCGAAACTGGCTGGGTATCAATCGGGCAAGGCGCCTATATGAATAAATATAATAATCATACTATAGATGAAATCGGAAGAGAATTCGATGAAAATGGTCGATTAATATATGACCCTAATGAAGAGAAGTAGGAATATTTTTGAGTTCTATATCAATTAAAAACTATGATAGTTTAAACGATTTGCAAAAATTAGGAGTAGTTGATTTTTCTTATTCAAGAATAGACACCTACACACAGTGTGCAGCTAAGTATTTTTATTCCTACATCTTAAAAGAGCCTAGACAATTTAATCCCCCAGCTGTTCTTGGTAATATAGTTCACTCTGTTTTAGAAAATATTTTAGACAATGAAAAAACGTTAGACATAACGGATCTTAGAAACGAATATGAAAAAAATATTCCCATCTGGGATCCTGATAATTTAATTCCTTCGGAGTTGCTATCAGTCGGATCAGTGATCATAGATGAGTTCTATGATCAACACGCAGATAAAAAATTAAATATTTATGAAAAAGAAATGAGCTTTAATTTCATCATTGGAATATATAAGATCATAGGATTTATAGATAGAGTTGACATCATTGGAGATAGAGTTCATATCACCGATTATAAGACTGGTAAATGGGAAGCTACACAAAAGGATATTCACAACAATCTTCAGTTAGGCATATATGCGCTTGCCATGCACAACATCTTTCCTGAAAAAGAGATATATGCAGAACTATATTATCTGAGATCTGGAAAGAAGAAAGGTCATCTATTTTCTTTAGATGATATAGAAAATGTAAAAGTTAGAATATTGAAAGCTATCAATAATATAATTACAGACACCAACTTTTTACCAACCGCCAATACAAGAGCGTGTAGCTATTGCGATCATGCAAAAAGTGAAGCTTGTGGAACTGGTGTCTTTAGAAATAAGAAGAATAACCTTAGATAAAGAAAAGGGGCCGATTTCTCGGCCCCAAATCTTTTTATTTTAAGTATTGATCAGAAGTCAGTAACTGGATTTTCTTCAGCTGACAACCAAAGGTTGAAATCTTCGAATTCAGTAACCATCTTGACTGCGGTTCCATGATTGAATCCCAAAGTTGAGGTTAAATCTTCAATGATTTCTTCATTGATGTTCTGATTGATACTGTTGATGATTGTCTTTAGTGTGTTCATGATGATCAGTATATCTCTTCCTGTTTGTATTTGCAACGCGAATTGCAAACATTTTGCTTTTTTTATTTTTATGGTGTATAATTTATATCACCACATGTTTACCCTGTAGAGGATATCGAATGAACATAGAAGTTGTCAAACCGGAAGACTTTTTTTTGGAAAAATCTTCCTTCAAGAAACATCCTAATCTTAATAACATTAGGAATAAATCAATCAACTCTGAAGTCATAGAAAATGACGGAGTCATTGCCAGGAAAAAGGGCAACGCATACCAGTACACAAGGACCGGATACAGGAAAGATATTGATCTGAATGTTAGGTCTAGCTGGGAAGCTAATTTTGTTAGGATTCTAAATATCTATAAAATAGATTTTAAATTTGAGCCAACTGTTTTTCCATTTCCAATCAAAAGAGGAACCCGAGCCTATACTCCTGATTTCTTTTTAGTAAGAAATAATGAATGGATAGAGATTAAAGGCTACCTTGATGACAAAAGTAAGATAAAACTAAAAAGATTTAAAAGATATTATCCTGATGAATTTGCGAAGTTGACATGCGTGATAAGCAAGTATTCAAACGAAGCTAAAAATTTCATGGCAGAAATAGAAGTTTCTAAAATAGTCTTCTACGAAGACATAAGAGATTATTATAGCCCATATATTATAAATTGGGAAGGAAAAAAATGACGAGCTACAAAGAACAATACTACTCCTTAGCGGAGCAGGAAATGCAAGATTTAATATCCAATACAAAAAAGGGATCATCTAAAGCTCAAGAAGAGCTATTGAAAGTGTTTAGCAACTTTTTAACTAAGTATGTATCACTGTTGTACTATGGGAAATTTAATTTAAATGACTATGACATCAGGAGGTTTATTTCTCTTTTCATAAAAGATCCATCAACTCGTTTTGCTCTAATGAAAAATAAAATGAACAACCATAATCTAAAAATCATTAATGAGTGCATGAGAGGTATTCATTATATGACCAAAAGATATGGAGATGAAGAAGACATTAGACAGACCGTCTATATGACATTCTTCCAGTGCATATACAGATATGAAAGAAAAGATTCAGCCAAAGGGCCAATTCCATTTAGCGGATTTCTGTACAGCTACTTCTTCTATCTGTTGAAAAAAAACGTAGATACGTTCCTAATAGATCAACTAGGTAGAAAAACATTCCCACTCCTAGATGACGACGCAACAAATGATGAAGGGGATGAAAATTTTGTGATTGGCTTTAAGGCTGACCCAATTGAGCATAGCATGGAAGAGCTCTTGGCTACTGATTCAATTGATGAATTTTGGGTTCTAGGCGACAAAGCTCAGCCTCCCTTTGATAGACTGTCCGTGCAGGAAAGGCAGTTGTTAAAATGGAGATATGCAGATCTCAAAAGATCTAGTCAAATATCCCTAATCATTAATGAGCATCCCAATACTGTAAGAGAACACATAAATAAAATAAAGCAAAAAGTAAAAGAAATAATGAAAGAAGAAAACATGGAAGAACTTTTCTTCCTATTCAAAACGGAGACGGAATGAATTCATACTCTTTAGAAAAATTACAGGAACTTCTTGAAAATTTTCTTGGTCCTCAATTAAAAGAAGTTATAGACGCGTACACTAATAATGACAACAATTACAAATACTTTATTGAAATACCAGAAACAGATATTGTAGATCTTGGTATAGAAAAAATAGCATCCCTGGTAGCTAGAACCTCCAACGTTTATGGTCGTTCTGCGCGCTTTGCAGGAATAGCAAGAGCTCAATATAAGATACTAGAAGGAAAATATAAAAAGATATATAAGTCCAATAGAGTCGGCAAGAATGAAGCTGAGCGAGAAGCTGCTGCCATGGATGCAGCAGAAGATGAATATTTTGCCCTAGTTACTTGCGAAGCTATCGTTTCCCTGGCTGAAGCGATGGAGGCTTCTGCAAGAATAGCTTCTGAGTCGGCTCGAAAAATAATGGATAAAGTCCAGTCAATGCAAATAGCAGCACATCGTGAAGATAAAGGATCTTATTTAGATTCAGATTTCAGCACCTACTAATAGTTAAAAGGATATTATATGTTTATAGGTTACTATAAGAGTGTCAATTCTTCTAAAGAATTTTATTCCTCTAAAAGAGAAGATTTAAATTTCCCCATGCAGGTAGAGTACAAGGGGGATAGATATCTTCTCGGAAAGACTATTCAGGTTACTCTAAGCGGAGAGAAAAACCTCAAAGAGACTGCCTCTAGGAACGGGATAGAATACGATGTTAAAATTGACCCGAACACCATCAGTTAATTAATTATTATCAATAAAAGATTGGTGTCTAATATTATGAATATAGAAGTATTTTGTGACGGTGCATCTAGAGGGCAAGGACAGAAGAAGTTTGGTGAAGCAGCTTGTTCAGCTGTCGTCTATAAGAATAGAAAAAAGATTGCACAGTTCGCTAGAGGACTAGGTCCCAGGACTAATAACGAAGCAGAATACGAAGCCGTAATAGCCGGACTATTAATATGCTCAATGGCAGACTTAGTGGATCCAATAATATATACCGACTCTGCCGTTGTGGCAAACCAGGTTAATGGCAGATGGAAATGCAAGAACGACGCACTCATACCCCTATTGATGACCATCGAAGAAATAAGAGATGAATTTAATTTTAGAGTAGTACAGGTTAAAAGGTCTTTTGTATGGGAGCCAGACGCCCTAGCAAACGCATTTTTAAATGGATTAGAGATAAGAAAAGAGCACATTAGTAAATCTTAAGTGCTATAATATACGTATGGATAAAAAATATCACAAAGATTACCCAATAGTCATAGGCTTAGCTGGCAAAGCTGCTACTGGAAAAACTTCAGTAGCAGAAAAAATAGTACCAAAAGCCCAAATAAATAGCGTTAGCAACCACATAGTCTGGGATCATATCTTTTTTGCTCTCCCATTATATGAATTAGCTTCGGTCAAAAAGAATACACTTGGTGTCCGCCAAAAAGATAGACAACTCTTTTCTATACACGAAATTGTTTATGATATTTTTGGATCTAATGCCATAGGTTCCATCCCCTCGTATGAGGCTTTCACAAAGCTAGTCAATGATATATACGAACTTCCGATAGAAGAAGAGGGAATCAAGCCAAGAACTTTCCTGCAGAAGGCTGGAGACCTATGTCGTCAGCATGACGAACAATGCTTTGCCAAGTGGGGTGTATTGAAGTCTAATAAAATATATAGAGAGTACATGAAAACTCCTGAATATGTAGACAATGATAATCCCTTGTGTGTTATAATATCGGATGTTAGATTCGAGAACGAGGCAAAGTCTATACTAAAGCAGCCAAACGGTATGATAATATGCTATGAGGCTTCCGAAGATATTAGGGGAGAACGAATGATGAAAAGAGACGGATACAAAATGACATCTGCTCAAATGAATCATAAGTCTGAGCAAGAAATAGATCTAGTCAAAGATATGGCATCAGCTATTATAAATACTGATAACCTAACAATAGAAGAACAAACCGCAGAAACAATTAAGATTGTACAATCCCTTACGGACGTATATGCCTAAGATAACAAAAACAGCAATGGAGCAGTCAATCGACTCTCCCATAGACCAGGTGGTGAATATTTTGAGTTCAGAAATATCTATTTCAACTAATCCAGTATTTATATGTGGAGTAAATAGAAAAATTAATATTGGCAACTTTGAAAACATAGACGTCTATGCTGGAATTACCTTGCCATTAAATGATGTTTCCTTGGAAGATAAAGATAAATTAACTGAGATTATAGAAGCTGCAGCTTCTTATGGCTTTTCAATTGTCTCAAAAGAGACTGGCGAAAGATATCAGTTAATCAAAGAATCTCAACAAGGTAAATAATAAATAAACGTTAGCTAACATACGGAAAAAGGATAAAAACAATAATGAAACTAATTAGAAAAATAGCAAGAAAAATACTATTTAAAAATAAAACAAAAATTGGTGGATATGACTTAGACGACAAGACTAACGTCAAGGAAGATAAGCCGATCATATGGACAACTCCCACTACGTCAGTTAATTCTAAGTCTTCAGACATTAAGATTACACCTAGTGACCCAGCTAAAGCATCTCCTGTCGCTAAATCTGCCCCTTCAGTAGACAAGGTCCCGCAAAAGAAAAAGGCCGGAAGACCAAAGGGCGCATCAACACCCGATAAGAGTAAGGCTCAGGCTCCTAAGAAGTCTCCACCCAGTAAAAAGTAACATATTATAGACAAAATTGAGAGGCGCTGCCTCTCTTTTTTGCTATATGGGATTACTATACGTATTACACTATTATACAAGGTAGGTCATTATGGCTAAGGATAAAGGTTGGGGAAGTAAAACTTCTTCAGAAAAAAATCAATATAAATATCTCAAAGACGCAGTAATGAATGTCCAAGATTTCCCAAAGACAGATACTAAGTATTCAGATCATTGGAAAAACGCTAAAAAGCAGAAGTAATCATGGCTTTTAAAAAGTCAATTTACATTAGTGGTCCTCGCATGGGTACAAATAACCAAAAAAGCAATGGTCCAGTTTTAGGTAAAAAACGTAAAGCTAGAAAGAAAAAATAATGGCGGCAAAAAAAGATTCACGATTAACTAAAGCTGGAGTTTCTGGTTACAATAAACCCAAGCGAACACCTAGTCACCCCACTAAGTCACATGTAGTTGTGGCTAAGTCTGGAGATACAGTTAAGACTATTCGCTTTGGTCAGCAAGGCGTATCTGGCTCTCCCGCAAAGAAGGGTGAATCTTCTTCTGACGCAGCTAGAAGAAAGTCCTTTAAAGCACGACATGCTGCGAACATTGCCAAGGGTAAGCTTTCTGCAGCCTTTTGGGCAAATAAAGTAAAATGGTAAACCATGTCAGCTTTCTGGTCTACAATAATTTCAGCCGTAATTTTGGGGCCACTAGTTGTTCTCATTCAAAGAAGTCGTAAAGAAAATAAAAATGACCATAACACGGTAGCTTCTGTTTTACTAGAAGTTAAGGATCAAATCATTGACCTTCATTCAAAAATAGATCATGTAGATGAGCAGGTTGACAAAGTTGACGACCAAATGCAGGGTCACATGATGTGGCATTATAAAAAATCTACTGAAGGAAAAAAGAAAGTAGAGGGGGTGTAATTATGGCTGGTCACGTCGGAAACAAAAAAATGAGTGAATCTAAGAAGATGAGCACTAAAAAAATGAGTACCAAGAAAATGGGTACTAAGAAAATGGGTACCAAGAAAATGTACTGAAATTAATTTTCAGTCTTAGTTTAAGACAAAGGAATAAAATTATGGCAATGATGAAAAAGAAAGCAGCTGCACCTAAGAAGACAGCTTCAAAAAAAACAGCTGGCATGTCTGCAGCACAAAAGAAACTTCCCCCTTTTATCCAGGCTGCAATAGCTAAGAAAAAGAAGAAGATGTAATTTAATCGTTTCAATTAAAAAGGGCTATGGCTACATGTCATAGCCCTTTTTTTATTTGTGTCATTACTATATCTCCTGCGGACAAGTTAAAAAATTGAGGGAGATATGTCTAAATTCAAAAATATTTTATCAGTATTATTAAT